CTGGTTTACTTTTAATGTAATCCTCATAAACCTTACATTGTGAATCAAATGAAGTAAATTGCTCATCACTATCAGTTGAAACACGAGCATAAGCAGCAACTTTCTTTTTAATAATTTCATTGATTGGAGTTAAGGTTATTGGATTTTTCTTCGAAGGGATAATTGTAACTTTAGCCATTAATATTACCACCCTTCAAATAATTAACTAATGACTTTTTTATAGCTTGCTCTCTAGCTTTTGCTTTCATTTCATCAGTCCAAGAATTCTTACGTGAATAGTCATTCCATTTTTCAGTTACATTTGTACCGTCACGTAAATATATTTTTAATTCATTATTAGGAAATACCTCAACCCAATCAATATTATCTAAACCAACATTATCAGTTATTCTTTTCAATTCGGCATCAGGTACGCATTTGGAAGGACATACACTTTTCCCTTTTTCATTATAAGTAATGCATATCCATTTTTGAGAATATTTTGTTGTTCTATGATTAAATGATTTACCACAAATTCCACATTTAATTTTTCCTGATAGTTCATATCTAATTTGAGTTTCTCTAGATGTTTTAAAATACTTAGCTCGACCACGTTTCAAATCCATTGCTTTATTAAATATTTCTTTAGAGATAATAGCTTCGTGGTCATCCTCAACTAAAAATTGGTCTTTAGCTCCTTTATTTGCTACATATTTTTTAGTTAAGAAGTTTTCACTATATCCTTTTTGTAATAATAAATCTCCTGTGTAATTTATATTACTTATAATATTTTTAACACTAGTTTTATTCCATGCCTTAGCGTAAAATGGTTTAATATTTTCACTTTGTAATTTGTTTGAAATTGCTTGAAAACCTAAGCCGTTTATATATAAGTCAAATATATATTTTACAATTTTGGCTTCTTCAGGGACTACTACATACTTTTTGTTAATAACTCTATAGCCATAAGATTTTGTAGCACTCCACTGAACTCCGCTTTCAAAGGTCTTTCTAACTTTCCATTTTTGATTTTCTGATACGCTTCTTGCTTCTTCTTGAGCAAATGATGCTAAGAATGTTAATACCATTTCCCCTTCTCCACTTAATGAATGAAGGTTTTGTTCTTCAAAGTAAACATCCACACCAATTGCTTTAAGTTTCCTTACTGTTTCAAGCATTGTAACTGTATTTCTAGCAAATCTTGAAATAGATTTAACAAGTATTAAATCAATTTTACCTTCAACGGCATCATTAATTAATCTTTGAAATTCTTCTCTTGTGTCTTTAGTACCGCTTAAAGCCTCATCAGCATAAACACCTACAAATGACCATCCTTCGGTTAATCTAATCAAAGTATTATAATAACTGACTTGATTAGATAATGATTGTAGCATTGCATCTTTTTCGCTTGATACTCTAGCATAAGCAGCTACTCTTAATTTCTTTTCAAGTTTAGGCAACGCATCAATTTTAGTAATTTTCGTTCCCATGTTGAACCTCCTTATTTTTCATTACATATATCACTCTAAAGTCCTTTATTATCAAGTCATTTTGACGGTATAAATTACCTTTGTTGATACAGTATTTATTAGCAAGGAGATTCTCACTTTCGTTATATTCTTTGTCACTTAACAAACCCAAATGAAGCATTTGTTTAAATACCATTAATGAAGATAAATATTGTTCGTAATGTTCTCTATTCATAGTGAACACCACCTAGATTATACCTAGCATTAATATAGCATTTATGAGAACAATATTTTCTAGCCGATGAACCATAAGAAATAAATAATTTATTACAGCACTTGCAACTTATACTTTTTCTCTTATTTGAAGATAAGCATTCAGGATGAGCTTTATAATATTTCCTCTTACATTCACTTGAACAATATTTTTTCTTTTTCTTTTTAGGCGTGTAAACTAGTTTTCTTCCACAATATAAGCAATAGCTAATAGCTGGTTCATCTTTATGTCTTAGAAGATAGCTTTTAATAGTACTAACTGATAAATTTAATTCATTTGCTATCTTTTTATAACCATATCCTTGATTCTTTAATTCATAAATTTTTCTAATTTCTTCATTAGTCATAGGGTTCAACTCCTTACGACTATAAAAGGAAGTTGAATTACCTATTTTGGAACCTAAATCATTAGTTCAATTTATTAAATATTCCTTCAATGGTTGTTAAATATCTCTTTAATTCGTTAGTATCTTTTTTGCTTATTTCTTCATCAGCAATTAAATCTTTAACTTCAATCATCTCAGTCTTTAAAATACCAACAAGAGCATTTTTTTCCTTTTTGGTTAAATCCATTATAAAAGCACCATCTTTCTGAATGTTATTTATCCGCGTTTCAATATTCGATGCTATTCTAACATTAAATTTTAATATGTCAAATGGGCTAATCCGGCGTCACTTCATTTTTAGAGAAAAAATAAAAAAGATGCTTATTTTAAATTTTAGAATGATATGAATTACGCCAATTTTTTCTAAAATTAGGAAATAAACACCTATGAAAACATTTTCATCATTTTTCTTCTAAAAGACTAGTTAATTGAAGTAAAGCACCCTTAAGTTTTGCAAATACTTTATTGATTTCTTGTAATTCTAATTTGAGCATTTGATTTTCTTTTCTTAATTTTGTATTCATTTTTCGATATTCTGGTTCTTTAATATTTACAGGCTTTTCATACGACACAACTATTTTAGCAGGAGTAACTGTAACGCCATAATATGTTGATAATCTATTTGCCATAGATTCAGAAATTGAAAGAGCACCACATTCAATTTTACTTAAATAACTGATACTTATATTACATTCTTTAGATACCTGATTTAATGTTTTACCTTTCTTTTGCCTTAAATTTCTTAAATAATTTGCTCCTATTTTTTCCATCAAATCCCACCACTTTGTAATTCTTTATGAACCTTAGTCATATCTTCATGAGCAGTATCAATTATATTTTGTATTTCCATTAAAACTTGCGATACTCTAATTATTTCTTTTCCAAAGATTAAATTTTGACTCTTAAGTTCTTTATTTAGCATACGATATGACTCATCATCCAAATAATCATCTTCGCTTTCAATAATTTCATTTTCTTCCTCTACTTTATCATTGGTTACAATTTCAATCCTACCAGCCTCAAATAATAATGGAATAACCTTATCACTTAACCAATCAGTTAGCTCATTATAAAAGTCATTTTTAGCTTGAAATATCAATCTAATAACATTATTTACACCAACATAAATTTTCTTGCCACTTTCAGTTGTTTTATATCTATCATCCTTATTTAACTTTTCTTTATTTGAGGTTGAATTACAAACTCCAAGCAATTTACAAATATCACTAAGACTAAATAAAGTAGTACCATCATTGTCAGTTATAGTCCTTATTTTAAGTACATCATTTCTAAGTATTATCTTAGGTATTGAATTAAATAGTTCATCTTCCATTAGAATAAATCCTCCTCTGAATCAACTTCAGCTTCACTTATAACTTGCTCAATATCTGTTAAAGTTTTATAAAGCCTAGTCAATTGTTTAGCTAAAGACATATTTTTCTTTTTTAAAACATCATTTAAAGATTTTGCTGGAGAGTAATTATTAGACGTTATTTCTAATAATCCTTTTTTAGGTTCTTCAGCTTTCTTCTCTCTATGTTTTACTTCTATCGTTTTTGGATCAATAAAATAAGGCTCAATTGTCATTTGATAATAATTAGAAATTCGTTCAGCAATTGGAGCGGTTAATGACACGATTTTTCTTTCAATTTTTCTATAAAAATTCTCAGTCACTCCTATTGCATCAGCAATTTCTCTAAAGCTTAACCCTTTTTCCTCACGTAATCCCTTTAAATCTATTAATTGAGCATTTTGATTTGTATCTTCCATTACATCATTCTCCTCTTAAACTAATATCATATTCTGGGTCTATATAATCATCTTCATCATCTTCACTTGTCACATTTGAAACTTGATGAGCATCTTCCAATCTAAAATAAACTAAATTTGCTCCTTCTAAGTATTTACCTGTGATTTGGTATCTAAAATTTGAATCCCAGTTTTCCAATTTATAAACTTTTCTAACAAATTTAACTGAACATACAACCTTTCCAGCTGTAAGTGTAGAATTAGCATATCTCACTTTTAAGGCAGCTCTATCAGCTTTACTTGAGGAAATATACGCTATTGTTCTTTCATTTTGGTTAATGAGTAAAGCTATATATTTTGGCTCTCCAAGTAACTGTAATGTATTAATAGAAATTCGCACAGTTCCTTTAAGATATGTTAAGGTTGTAGTTATTTTTCTACTTTCCTTCATTAGAACCACCACCATTTTCTAAATCAAATAATGATTGTTGTATTGTGGCTTCTTCCTTTTTCTTTTTAGCCTTTTTCTTAGTAGCAACTTCAAGTCTTGCATATCCTTCTAGCAAATTAACAATTAAGGCATTTTGATGTTTATCTACTGGTAATCCAAATGACTCACGCCATCCTTCTGGATAATATGGTGTACTTTTAATTTTATTTCCATCGCTATCTTTTTCAACTGGGGTATAAATTTCAGTAGCGGTCAAATCAAAAACGATTAAAAGTTCATCATTACTCCTAATTAAATTTCCTTGAAACTTATATTTATAATTAACATTCCATCCAAGAAGATCAAACATCTTTAATGCAAATAATCTACATAATATCTTTCTTGGTACTTTCTTCCCTGTTTTCTTACTAATTCTACACCATCTTACTGCATCCTTAGCATCCTCATCACATTCTTTAATAACCATTTTCTTGTCAGTAGGATTAATTAATAAATGAATATACAATCCATTAATTTTATTAACACAAGCAGTATTAAATTGAATACTATCATTTTTAAAATTAACTGCTGCATCGTATAGATGAGCGTAAAATTCTCTTCTTACTACTTCATATCCTGTATAATCAAAGTCATCGACTTCTTCAATATCTTCATCATCGTCATATGACACATCTTCAGTTTTTAATATAATTTCATCAGACATCTAGCTGTTCCTCCATCAATTTTGATAAATGTTCTTCAACACACTTTTTAGCTTCTATTAGCCACTCTTTAGGGTCTTCAATTGGAACTAACTCAGCTCCAAGATTCCACTTTTTTAATATATCCATCATATATAATCGCATAGTATAAATATCATCATAAAAATTATTACCAAAATGATTCGATAAATATTCATCATAATAGCTAGTAATCTTTGATATGACTTCATCAGGATTTTCGCTTTCTAATTCCTCTCTACATATTGCTTCAGCATTATTTAAATCAAAAATTACTATTGAATCATTATTTTTAGTTCTTCTAACACCAATCATTTTATATCTATAATCTTCATTCCATTCCATACAATCAAATAGAACATGAGAAATACCAGAGCTTGTCTTAGTAATCGGACTTAATTTATCATTTTTCTCGACTCCCCATTTGATAGCGTAATCATCATATTCATTACAGCTTCTAATGGCTAATAACTTCTCAGTTGGCTCAAATAGCAATTCAATATATTGTGTATTTTTCATCTTATCTATGCAGGCTCTATTAAAATACATTTGATTATATTTAAACCAACACATAGGTTGAGATACTGTTGAAAAAAGCTGTGAATCTACCTTTTCAAAATCAGATAAATCAAAATTACTTAAATCATTTTTATAAATTGGTTTAATTTTATCTTTGATAATATTTCCATTTTTATCTTTTGTATAAGCAAATTCTGATGCAAATAAATAATTATTATAAGTAAATCCTGAATACTTAACTGATACAGGAACAAAGCCTTTTAATGCTCCTTCTTTTATTACCGATAAAGATGGAATCAAATCATAATTTCTATGCTTACGCATTTCTTTTATTCTTAATGCTTCTTTATATAGTTCAACTGCGACTATACCTTCATGGTGCTCATTCATTTGATATTTGTTTCTTTGATTAATATTTTTCCTACTTTTATGAGTAGTGAAATCAGGTGTATATGTTTTTCTTGCTATAATCATTCCACAACGTCTTTCGTTATTCAAAATATTATTAACTACACCTGCAGTCCATTTTCTATCACCTTTAATATTCGATACATAATTTAGCTTTGTCATTGTTACTGCTATTTCATTTGGAGAATAGCCTGTCACATACATTGAATAAACAAGTTTTACAACCTTAGCCTCTTCTTCATTAATAATGTATCTATCCGGTTTATCTGGATCAACATTATATCCAAACAAACGTGGTGTTAAAAAATTACCTCTTGCAAATCTATTATCAACTGACCATTGCATTATTTCACTTTTTGTGTGAGATTCTTCTTGAGCAAATATAGCTAAAATATTTAACATTACATCACTTGAGCTATCTCCAGTATCAATACCCTCACTCTCAAAGAAGACTCTAACAGGCGGATTCATTGTTTTTAATTTTCTAATAGTATCAATGCAATCGACTACATTTCTTGAAAATCTTGATACTGATTTAGTAACAATTAAATCAATTTTACCAGCCAAACACTCTCTTATCATTCTTTTAAAGCCTTCACGCTTAGCCATTGAGGTACCTGATATACCTTCATCAGCAAATATATCTACCATCTTCCAATTATCATGTTTAGCAATATACTCCTCATAATAATTTTTTTGAAGTTCAAATGAAGATGTTTGCTCAATATTATCAGTAGATACTCTACAATAAGCACACACCCTTAATTCCGTTCTTGTGTCCCTTAAACTCACAGGCTCAGCTGCCTTAATAACAACTATTTCATCAGTTCTATAACCTTTTTGTCTTTCCCTTACTTTTTGTTTTTCCTCCTCAGTTGACATAATATACATCACCTACAACTTCCAATACCATTTATCATTACTTCTAACTGATGCGATTTCTAATTCTTTTTTTGCCTTATTTAATGTTCTTAAAGATATATTTTTATCATTAGCTAATTCCTTAATTGTTGAAACCAAAATCATATCTTCATTTTGTAGACAATTCATTATTAATTCTTTAGCTTCTGATATTTTATCTTTTGGTAACATATCATCCATTAAAGGTTCTTCTTCAAATTTACCTAACCACTTTAAACCTGTAGTTTGCAATTTAAATGCTACAGGACTTCCTTCTTCAGCAATACTATTTTTAATTTGATACATTATTCTTAATTTGGAATCTACTTCCGACCTTTTTAAATATAAAATACTTCTTGCTACTGCAGTAAAATCAATACTTCCTAATCCTCTATACAAATCTTTTGTATTTGAAGCTTTATTTAAATGTCCAATTAATAAAAATGCACAATTAGTTTTTTTAGCTATTTTAATAAGATTATTCATAATTTCACGGACATTTTTCATACCATACATACTATCGCCATCTTTAAAAAAAGATTGAATAGGATCTAATATTAACAATTTACATTGTGACTGATATATTAAATCTTCAATACTTGAATCTCTTAAATTTATCAAATCATCATTTTCAACAAATAGGATATTATTTGTATTGGCATTAAATTTAACTAATTTTGGTTTTATTGTATCTTCAGGACTATCCTCAGCAGCTTGATAAATAACTTTTGAGGCTCCTTTTACATTTAATCCATCAATTTTATAATCATTAATTCCATTTGAAATAATTGATGCAAGTAAAAGAGCAAGTGTAGATTTGCCATCTCCTGGGTCACCTTGCAAAATTGTTATTTTACCAAGTGCAATATATGGTTTCCAAAGCCATTCAATTTTTCTTGTTTTTACACTCCCATAATTGTTTAATTTTAGTGTTGATTCCAATATCTCACCTCCAATAATGCTATTATACGATGCCAATATTATTTTCTGTTAACGATAAAACGTAAGTTGTTTTCCATATTTACGTAATATTACAAACTTGCCTTAAATTTACTTAGAGGTAATATACATCACGGAGGTGAGTTTAATGGATGTAGCTACAAGAATTAAAGAGCTACTTAGAGCAAGAAATTGGTCAGTTAATAGGCTTGCTGTTGAGGCAGGATTAACTTCCTCAACCCTATACAGTATTATGGAAGGCACAAATAATCCAACCATTACTACTATTGAAACTTTATGTGAAGCCTTAGATATTTCATTATGTGATTTCTTCAAACAATCAACGATTAATGAAGATGAAGATAATGTTATATTAAGTATGTACCATAACCTTGATTCAAGGGATAAACATCTTGTTAAAAGTATTCTTTTAATCATCAACAATGCAGAATAAATTTAAAAATTGCACTCTTACGATTTAAATAGTATTAAAATTCATACTCATGAAAAATAGTGCATCCTTGCAACCTTACTTTTAAAAAACGTGATAATTGAGCCATTTTAATATATCAAGAATGCAAATAAACTAAATCTTAAGTATGCAAAATCATAAAATTCATTGCATTGTTACCTAAGGAATTCTCGTTATTTTGAGAATTTCTTTCTATATCCATTAAACAAAAAAAGAGGCAAATTAATGCCTCAAAAAATTACATATTATCTACCACAAAATTTTAAAAAATTCGGATCATCAATCAGGTCATAAGGTACTCTTCTTTGCACTACTGCTATTTCATCAGCCGTATAAACAATCCCTGAATCATAATCTTTTAAACTTCCATCTTCAAGAAAAGCAATTCTTGTTGATTCGATTTCATTCATATTTTTTAGAAGTATCCATACCTTATCACCAAGTTCCATATCAGCCATTTCAGGGTTAAAACAGTAGGCCTCAGGTTCGCTTTTAAACATTGACTTGATTAATTCTTCGCCTGTTGAATAAAAGCCTTTGTAGACCCTTTGTAGCGATTTTTTGTTTGGAAGAATTAACCTTATAACAGTATCCCAATGATTATCAACTACTAAGCAATAACCATGCTCAGTATCATATACCCTTGTTATAATCGTTCCATCCATTAATTTTCTTCTATCCCAGAAGAATCTACCACCTTTATACTTTGGTAAGTTGTCTTTTTCTAATATCATATTTTGCATTCCTTTCACTTATTATATAGTGGTTTGAAATGCAAATTTCTACAAAAACTTTAATCTTTTTCTAAAGTATTAAAATAGTCTCATTTAAGTCTCACAATAGTCCTAATTACTTATTATTTTTATTATAGTCAATAACTAGTTGTGCTTCAGCTTCAGTTCTAAAAAGCCTTGATTCTCTTACTCGATAACCACCACTACTTTTTGGATATCTTACTAAGCAGAATCCTCCAGATGATTTTATTACATACACTTCTTTAACAAATATGGATGACTCAATAATGAACGCTTTATCACCTGCTTGAAACTTCGGATTAGTCATCATATTCATTATAAACTTGAGCTACTGTCTCAGCAAAAATGGATCTCGATTTTTTATTTGGATTATTATTAGCATTTTTATTATCCAAATACCTCTCTCGTACTTCTTGCCAATATCCATTAGCTTTTATCCATTCAATTTTCTCATCTAGCATATAGAAACCTTGTGGTTGCTCTTGCCATTCATATGTGTTTTGATTTTTATTAAAATGCACATATTCTTGATGTTCATATCCTTCAGAATCTATATAATTATTAACTATTGCGAAATCACAACTATGAAGTATTTTTGAGTTTCTTTTATCTTTGACTTTGATTGTGATTACTCTCTTACTATCTTCACAATAGTCATAACTGAATTTTTTTGCATGTTTATTAAATCCTTGCATTATTATATTTTTTAATTCTTTAGCTGAATAATTATTATCAGCATCATTTACTTCAATATTTACATCAAAATCATATCCAACATTTGAATCATTATCACGAGTAATCATATTTCTAGATGCACTTCCAATAAAATCAAATCTAAATGTAAAATAATTTCTTACTTCGTTTTGAACCAACTTAATAAGATCAATCAATTCCTTTTTAACTGGTAAATACTCTTTTCTTGTAACATATTCAAAATCGCTCATATATATATTTATCCTTTCTTTGCCCAAGCCACCCATCTAGCAGTTAAATCACTAAATCGGAATAGTATATAGCTAAACTAGTATTCTGTCAATATTCTTTTTTATAATTATACCATTAAAAGCAAAAAAATGCCTCCAGGATTTTACTCCCAGAGGCTATATAATTTAAAATTTAATAAAATATTTTCTTCCACACTCTTTGCAAGTATAGACTTTATTCTTTTCTTTTACGAATTCCATCCTCATGCAGTATGAACAGAAAGCTTGGCATTTGGAATTTCATGAACAGATGCCTCTAATGAATCATAGCATCTTAGTATTTACTCCACCTCTTCTTTACTACGTACTCTTTTAAATCCAAAATTTGTTTTAATAAATCTTTTATAAACTACATAATTTTCTTATTCTACATATATTTCTTCTTTTACATACAGTTCATTATTACAACAAATATATTTCAAGTCATCATCATCTTTAATGCTAAAGAATGGAACCCTATTCTTGTTGTAATAATCGAATACACTATCATAAATCACATATTCATTATTTGGATACATCTTTAAAAAATCATCAATGTCATCCTGACGGATAATATAACCAAGTAGTTGTCCTATTCGATTATTATCAACTCTTATATTTTTATCAACATACACGGAGTCATGAAAGGTGAAACTATTAGGTATAGTTTTAACCAAAAATGTTTCATCTGTTTCACTTTTATTGTCACTTGACTCATTACTATTGTTTTCATAATTAGAATTCTGATTAAAATAGTCTTTAGAAGATATACCAAGTTTCATAAGAATTTCGAGAAATTCATTATCCGATTTTAACGTATCGACATCAAAATTATGAGTTAATTCTTCTTCTTTTGGAGGATTTGATACCCTAGCAACATAAGGAATAGCAAAAGTCTTATTATAAGATTTCAATATTTCTTTCATAGTGTTGATTGGACATGGTAAATCGTCTTGTAGTTTTTTTATTTCATAAGTGGTTTTTAGCATATTGGTACCACCAGTTAAGACGCAAAACCAATCGGAAGACTCTTTCCAAGCATAAACTTCTATGCCTTTCGCAGCTTCTCCATATTGATAATACTCTTTATATTTTTCAATTATTTCAGGATTTTTCAATGTATTACCCTCCATATTATTTCCACAAGAAGAAATTGATAATAATCCTATAATTAAGAATAGACATTTTTTTATTACTCTCATACTTATTCTCCTCATTAAATCATATTACTCACATTAACTTGATAAAAACCTACAAATTCAGAATACGATGGAAAGCCAGTTGTTCTATCACAGGATTCAGGATCATAAATAAGATTACCTTTTCGATCAAGATCTGTAACAGCTGTTCCACCTGGCTTATGTGACCATGTTCCATCATAATTTTGCCTATACCAATGATAATCTCGATTTGGAGCTATTACTAAAGCTACCTTATAATATCCTATGTCACAAGCATCATATTTACCAATGGGTTTAAATGAAAAATTGTAGTTTTGTCCATCAAGTAGCACATATTCATATAGTTTTGAGCCTGTTAAATAGTTTGAATCATACGGATTATAGCTTGAATCACTTGCTCCTGGTTGCATAAAACCATGAAGTTTTGTATTTAGAGCATATGCATAGCAATTGTAGTTACTCATACTATTATTATTCCATTCGCTTGGTTTATATTCCAACTCAGAACCATTTAGAGGCATATAATTTTCTGATTGCATCCATACATTCATATTGCCGATACATATCCTACCACGGTTAGAATCTAGAGTTGACGTACCATTATAATGACAAAAAAATCTAAAAACATAAACAGGATGGTCAAAATCAATTGTGTATGTTGTAGGATTGCTTCTATTAGTTGGTAAGGCTGTTTCTTTTGATAGCAAATCAAATTTATTAGACCACCCTTCACCATTTTTAATTTGCAATACAGCCGATCCATTTGAACTGGATAACCATTCATTAGAAACCGAACGCCAATAAGCTAAATCCACTTCAATACGTGTAACAGGTGAATTAAATGAATATTCAATCATTGCTTCGTTTTTAGGAATTCCCTTGCGAATAGATGACATAACAATATACTCGTTGTGAATATATCCTGTCCTATATCTTCTTGTTCTAAAATCCAAGCCATTATCAAGGCTATGGCTTACAAAAGTGTTTTCAGTATATGAATCAACAGGATAAGCATCAGCATAGTTGTAATCTGTAGGTTTAATTTGATAAACCTTATCTCCAGTTACAAAACTATTGAAAAAAGCAAACATAAAACTATCAATTCTAATGCCACCAGTATAAGAATTTCCTACAGAATAAGTATGAATTCCGCAAACGTATGTATTGCCATTTATTGTCACTCTATATGGTGAACCACTTTGTCCACCTTCCGTATCTAAATTTGTTCTATAGTACCAGCCATTATCTTCAAATTTAGTCATAATTCCTGTAGAACTATACATAAAACCATTTTTGCTACCTGGATATCCAAATGTTGTAATTTCATAATTTTTTTCGTAAAAATTGCTTATTTTACCAAACCAACCAGTTTGATTACCTATAGGATTAGATAATTTACAACATCCCCAATCTTTTTGTTGATTTAAATAATATTCTTTTTCAATATATGAACGTTCAATTTTGACTCCACCATATGGATCTACATTTCCATTTCGAGCTGGATAATAATAAATTTCATCAGCGAAACGTGGATTATTTATATGGTCTTCGTAATCGCCACTATTTGTTACATCACCATATAAGCAATGACCGGCAGTAACCAACAAATCGGGCCCTTCTAAAAATCCTGTTCCAATGAAATACATATTATCCTGATTCCCAGTGACATTATTTTGAACAACATATTTTATAACTAATTGTCCAGCCGCTTTATAAGGCCATGAATTAGGGTTAGAAATCAATTGTCTATCATCAGAACCTATTATTGATTTCATTGAATAATTACATTTTTCAGTTCCAACAATATTGTCTGAAGTAACAGAAGATGATTCATCAGTGTTTATTATTTTTGTTTGATTATTTGAATGAACATTTTTACTTATAGACTTTTTTGAATTGCTAGCATTATTTGAATCAAATGCAAATTGTCTATATGAATAATGATTTTGATCAAAATTTATAAATTGTAAAGTGTTGTTAGTATAATTTTTAGTTGCGATATTCCATTCTTGTTCATTACTTTCAATTATACTTTTTGAATAATTACTACTATCATTATTTATAATTGTATCAACTTCCAATGCTTCTTGCCCATCTATATAATAACTTTGATTTATTTTTTCTAGTCTAGGAGCATCATTTGAATAAATAGTATTGTGAGATTCTGAACTAACACTTAAGTGTGCAAAAAGTAAAACAGTTAAACTTAATAAAGCAAAAATTCTTCCTTTCATTTTTTCCTCCACATAATTAAAAAACATAGTTGTTATAGCATTAAATCAATAGATAATTTGAGCATAATTAAAGTTGCCTTAATTATTTTCAAATAATATGTATTTTTCATTCTTTCCATATATGCGCCCCCAATACGTTGAATCAACTTGAAAATGTTAAAGTTCATTTAATTTTTTTAGAGTTTAGACAACACTTCCTTTAATAATATTTTAACACAAATACACCTAAAAAACAAATTTATCTCCAATGCATGCAAATAAATGTATAAAAATGAATATATTTAATTGAAAAGTCAGAATTCTTTTTGCTTATTTATTCTTTAAAATGTTAATAGTAGCCTCAATATTTGTATTTATCCAAGTATCTAAATCACCATAAGTTGAGGTAATATAGTTCTTAACATCATCAGTCATTTGGTTAAGTGCGATATCTCTTGCTTTAAGTAAAGCGAGCTTTTGACTTGCTTCATCAAACTTATCTTCTTTTTTCAAGGCTTCAACATAGGTTTGAAATACTGATCTAACAGCATTGATAATTATCGTGGTTGCTGTAGATAAGAAATTAGCAGCTTTGTTATTCTTGATTTTTGAATTGATTAATTGTACTAATTTTGCTCCTGCTATTGAAAGTAAAGGAAGCACAATTGATGTTACTACTACACTTATAATATTGATTAAAATTTCGTTCATGATTATTTATCTCCTTTCACATGAATTGAATTATTTTTAATGTGGTCATCGACCTTTTGTTCAATCTTAATAATTCTTGAATGTAAGTCGTCATATTTCTCTTCTAGCTTATCAAGTGTTTTTTCAATTCTGTCAATTGATGATTTGATATAACCAACATCAGAAATAAGGACACCTTCATTCTTTCCTTCTTGTTTATGGTCTCCTTTGTTGTTTCTATGGAATGCTAAGAAAGCAAAAAGAATAGATGACATTGTTCCTACAATACTTATAATTGATAAAACGATATTTGTTGCATCCATTAAACCTCAGCCTCCTTTTTAAAATAATCTAGTGCTACTTTTAATTCGTTCTTATAAAGTTTCTTATCTGGTGCAGTTTTGAACTTTGCTATCCATTTTTTTACCTCATTTGAAAGCTCTAAAGAAAAAGAACCAGTCACCTTGTATCTTTCAACAATGTTTCTGATTCTAATTAAGTGGTACATGTTCTTTTCAATAAAATTATTAGAGTAAAAGAAATCATAGTAAGAATATATTTTCTTGCACCAGATCTTTATTTTCGAAGGAAATACACTTATATACTTTTCTACATCTGGTCTTATAGTTTCAGACATATACACAAGATTATCTGGAAATGCCATAATTTCATCATTAAAGATTTCATTATATTCATCGTAAGAATCACTAAATTCCATCTTACTTTTCCAAGCTCTAAGGCCATAAATGAAATATTCCTTCTTTCCATTATTCCTATGAGTCATTCCTTTGAAGTCCTTTAAAACAACGATGTAATCTTCATCGCTATTTTCATTTGAAGTTCCAAAAGCGTATGAACCGCATCTATACATTAAGAGCACTTCATCATCTATAAATTCATTTTTAATAAAGTCCATTTCTAAATCCTCCTATCTATATGCGTAAACCTTTTTTACATAATGGGATGTTGTATTACAGGTAAAAATCAATGCTTTTTCACTTGATGAAACACCAAGTACAAGAGTATGATTTGCACCACCATAAACATAATCAACTGTGACATTTGACATTCCACTCGATCCATTTCCTGGAATTGCAACCAATATACCTACACTTAATTTCACAAAGAAAATTGTCGAATTATAGGTGTTATATTCATCCTCATAAAGGTAAATTGTGCATTTATTTGAAGTGCCATAGTTCTTCTTTGCATAAAAACCATAACGATTATCAACGTACTTTACTGCATCTTGATAACCACTACTTGCCACAGATAAAGGTGTTTCAATATAGTTAGGTTTGAATGTTGAATCAAGAGTCAAGGATGTGGTTGTTTTTGAGTATTTTGCTATGGTCATTTGATAAATCGTACCATTATTATGGAGGTTTTGCTGTGTAAGTGTTGGAAATGATGCACTTTCGACTTTTGTTAATGTTGCCGTATTATTGGATAAATTTATCTGAATAATTACATATCCATTCTTAGTTGAATCTAAAGAAATATAAACCTGACTACCTTCTTCAACATATAATCTTCTTCCATAAATTTGAACATAGCCACTTTTAAATGTTATGTAATTGTTAGAAACTGATACAGCAAGCTCTCCACCTAAGCCTCTAATTACTCCATCAGCTTTTAGACCAGTTAAATGATAATTGATATCAGCATCTTGCTTTGAAGACACGCTACTACCATCGAATGTTATTTTTACTAAAGCCATCTTAAGACCTCCTTATTTTTTGCTAAGCAGCTTAATTTTTTCTGTTAAACTAACTCGATATTCACCAAGAGTCACATTCGCAGTGTGTATGTTTCCTTTAAATGTGATCTTTGTAATCATGGTTTGATATGTTTTATTTGGCGTAATAAACTCAATAAAATCACCCACGTTTAAGGCATCAAACAAAGGTGCGATTTTGTTATTTACCAAATAATCGAATGTAATCGAATGCTCTAGAGACGATGTTAACATCTCTTTTTGAGCGGTCGTGTATAAAGAATTATAATCACTATCAGAGTAAGTTTTAGCTAGTGAATTAATTGATTTATAACGTTTTGTATTATCGTTTTGATTAGAAATTGTACCATCAGTGAAAAGATAATAATTGATTGTGTTTTTGTATGTAACGTTTGAATCTTTAGGATAAAAAGTGACCTTATTTACTGCTTGCGTGTTATTATCAGTAATCACTAAATTACTGATACAGGCAATGCTAGATTTTAAGGTCACTCCTTTTTTACATTTTGTAATATGAAGGTCAATTCCTGATATCTTTCCATTATCATAAACAAGGCTATAAACTAAACCAATTGAGTAGGCTTTATTTAGAGTTGAAACAACACTTGAAATAGAATTTACTGTGTCTTCTTCAAATGTTAATGCTCCATTTACTACTTCAGCATCTCTACTAATTGTTAAATAACTCATATTTTGAAGTGAATCTGAATTAGAAATAAATGCCTTTTTTATTAAATTCAAAAGGTAAATTGATAAGTTGCCGGAATATGATGTTAACTTCATCTTATAATCCAAAATCGATATAAAATCCTTCGTTTTAACCTCTGTAACATAATTTTTTAAATCAATTGAAGTGATAATTCCAATGTAGTTTATCTTCTTATCTTTAACGATAAGGTAATCTCCTACATTGGCACTCACTGCTTCTTTATTGATTTCAAATGATGAACTTTGAGGTATGACATTATCAATAATAATCGTGAAATTATCATTAGCGTATCCATAATCAAGTACAGATAAAGTTAAATAATCTAAAAATATTACTTCCATTAGTTACCACCATACCCTTCAAGAAGCTGAATATTACAAGTCGTTTTAGCATTAACTCCAGGACTAAATCTTATCTTCTTTTCACCTTTATCAATGAATAAAAAATTATCACATGAAAAATCCTGCATTTGATAAGCATTTTTTGTTATTCCATTTTCAGTAATAGTTATAAATTGATCTGATTCATCTGAATTAACAGTTATAATACAATCATCGGATTTAACCATAATTTTTAGTGAAGATATAATCGTATCTCCATCAAGAATATCAAGTCTAGGATTATTAACTGCCCCTGCAATTATGATGTTTAAAGGTGCTTTTACTTCTCCATTATTCTTCACATAAATTTCACCATTATATGATGAACTGTAAATGTGAGGATAACCAAATGGAAATGTTTTACCTTTTACATCTTCATTAACTGATATTTGATAATTAACCTTATTAAACCACAAAGACAATTTATCCAAAGATAATGAACTTTGAATTGTATTACTTTGAAGTTCAGTTTTGGTTATTGATTTAAATGAAACATAAGCATATTTTGTATCTTTACCATTACTATAAAAAAGTCTTAATTCATTAGAAGATCTAATAAAATCAAAGAACTTTGAATAACCATTATAACCATTTAAAAACACAACTTCAAAATCAAGTGATGTTTGAGGATTTTTAATTTCAACACAGGTATATCTATTTGAATAAGCCACATAAGTATTTTGCTTTTCAACTCCAAGATTACCAATGCTAGAAATCAACGAAGATGTCCTATAATCAAAAAAATAGGTAGTGCCTATTTCATTTACAAGATATAACTTTCTCATTATAAATAGGCACCTCCTAACGCTTTATTTATTGAATCAACATCGAATTCTGATGATGATGTATTTACTGTTACATTGTTTGTTGTTTGGTTATTATTTGTAGTTGAATAATTAGATGTTTTATTTCCATTAAGATTGAAAGTATCACTAAACCAATCTCCAACTGAACCAAACCATCCTTTTACATTACCACATGCTTTTTTAGCCCAACCTGACACTGCATCAGTTGCCTTTTGAATAGTTCCCTTCACACCATCAACTGCACCTTTAAAGAAGTTTCCAATGTTCTCTCCAACCTCACCAAGAAAGTCAGTAAAGCCTTTAAATTTATCTTTGAGCCAACCAAACATTCCACTAAATTTTTCAGTTATACTTCCAACTACACCAGATACCTTATCAACTATTCCACCAGCAAAATTAGATACTCCTTCACTTATTCCTTCAAAGATATTTGATAGATTATCTGCAAGCCATTTAATTGCGTCGATTATCCAATTTAAAATATCTAAAATAGGTTTTAATAATGTATTTAAAAGTTCTAATGCAGGAGATATAACTGTTTCAATGACGTTTCCTATTGTCTCTAAAATTGGTTCAAAAGCTGATAAAACTGAACTAATTAATTGAAGCTGTAACTCTAAAGGTGTAAGTAATACTTTAATTAAAGGTTCTAGTAGTTTTATAATGTTTGAAACAAGCTCAATAACAATTTTCAAAACCTTAATAATTGGTTGTAATAAAGTAACGATAACTTTTAAGATTGGCTTTAAAATTGAAGTTAAAATCTTAACTACATCACCAATTAAAGAAACTACTACTTCGATAATATCAACTAAGACATTTAAAACGTCCATGATAGGATCTAAAACAGCATTTATTAATTCTAAAATTGCATCAACAAGATCAGCAATTAAGTCAATAACTACACCAAGAACCTCCATGATTGGCTCTAATATTGTCGTAATCAAATCTACTACTTTGCCAATTAATGAAGTTATTACTTCAAGAATTCTTTTAATTAAAGGCATTAATTTTTCAAGCAAGCCAATAATCACATTAATAATTGAATCAAGTAGAGGTAATATTTTATCTATAACCTCAACCAACATATCAATTACTTTATTTATTAAATCCATTATTGTCTTAATAACTGGCATTAAAGAATTAACTATTTCTTGAATAAAGCCCATTACTTTATTAAGTAGTTTTGAAATGATATTTATAATATTACCAAGCAGTTCTCTAAACTTCTCATTTTGAAGCAAAATAACTGCTAAAACTGCAACAAGACCTACAATACCAAGTGTCGATGCCTTGATTGCTCCACCAGCTATTGTAATTGCTCCTTTTAAAGCAGTGAGTCCTACCTTAATTTTTGAAATCAAAGGTATCAGTTTACCAATGATAGCTAATACTGGCCCTGCTGCCGTTACAATTCCAAGTAGTATCCCAATAAACACCTTCATACCTTTTGATAAATTATTCCACCAATTAAGCATCTTTTTAAGAGCTGGTACGATCTTATTTGTGATCATTAAAACAAGACTATTCATTACTGGAAGTAAGGCTTGAGCAAGCTCATTTTTAAGACCTGTTAATGCTTGTTTTAATCTTGAAATGGCATCAGTAAATTCTCCAGCTTTTTCAGCATCTTCATTTGATACAATTCCAAGTTCTCTACATTCATTTCTTAGGCTTTCTATTTGACTTGTTGAAGCTGATATTACTTGAGTAAGTTCAGCACCCAGTTTATCGCCAAATATTTCATTAGCTACCGAAGTTCTTGATGCTTCATCACCTACAGAAGATAGAGCATCTCTAATTTTCATGAAAGCCTCATCAGTATTAAGACCAGCTAAATCCTCACTAGTTAAACCGATAAGTTTTAGCTTTTCATTAACACTATCAGCATTTCCATTTGCTATATCTCCTAAAAGAGCATTAACCTTGACAAATGCTTTTTGTAATTGGTTTTGATCTACTGCTAAAATTTCTGCAGCATAGCTCCATTCCTGGAATGCCTCAGCCGATAGATACACTTTAGAGGCTGTATCAGCTAAGTCATCTGATGCAACAAGTGATTTATAAGAAAGAGCGGATAAAGCTGTACCAGCTGCTACAATAGGAGCCGTTACATACTTTGTGAGTTTATTACCAACTCCTGCTAGCTTATCCCATTTAGCATTCCCAAGTTCTAGTATTTTAGTACTAGTATTTTTAAGCTCGGTATTTAGCTTTGAAACATCAGCTTCAGCATACTCTACCGCTCTTTCAAGTTTCTTAAATTCAGATTCACTTATTGCACCAACTTTGACTGCTTCCTTAGCTTCTTCTAATTTTTGTTTTTGAAGTTCTAATTTCCTCTTTGTAGAATCTAAAGCCTCATTTAATTTAGTTTGTTTATTCTTCCATAAATCAATATTTGAAGAGTCATATTTAAGTCTTTGATTAATAGCTTTAAGGTCAGCTTGTTGTTCTTTTAATTCTGCTCTTACTTTACCTAAGGACTCGTTAAGTTCAGTAGCATCAAGTCCTAATTTAATGTTTAAACCTTTTATTGTTTCAGCCATTTACTTAACCTCCTATAGCAAAAAATTGTCAATGTCAGATTGTGTTGCCTCTCTTGATGAGACCTCACTTCTTCCCATTGACTCCATAAATAAATCAACAAGCTCAAAATAAGTATCAATCTCAATCAAAAAGGCATCCGATAGTGAGATGCCCATTTGAGATAAATTAAATATGATATTACTAGTCGCTTGGTGCTTCCGTTTTATTTTCTCTGGGACTTTTGCTTTGCTCTTTTGTCCCTGGAAAGAGTAAGCCAAATACTCCAGTTAATTCATTCATAGCTTCAGTGCTTTGGAACACTCCAAACTCAAAAGTGTCCATAAACTCTACAAATGTTTTCTCTTTTGCATAAGGCTTATGTAAGATATAAATAATTTGAAATGATGTATTAATAACTCCTGATAAGCTACCAATAGAATCGCTTTTAATATTTTGTATCTTATCTAAATCTTCAAACAAATCAGTACCAAAGGTAGACTTATAATCGATTAATGTTTTTAATGAGGCATGAACTGGTAATTCACGACCTCCAATCTTAATAATACTATCCATTATTTAAGCACAGGCAAAACTGGTGCAACACTTAAGAATGTCGCATAGTTTGCGTCTCCTTTCGAAGCTGTAATATGTGTTGTGTAATTATCTGCATCAATAGCAATAGGTCTAGCTGTAATTGTTAAAGAGATTGAGTTTGCTTCAACTGAATCAGCTTTACTCTTAGTTGCTTCATTAATTGGTGAGGCAGTACATAAATAAAACCATGTTCTTCTTGCCTTAGCATCACCTTGTAATTCAAAACCTAATGCAAAAGTAACTACTTCAGCATTTACAATTTCTACAAGATTTCCATTATCAAGTTTCTTATAACCTAAAATATCAGTTTTGAATTCATCAATTAATTCAGTGAGTTTTAAGGTTAGAGTTCTACCTGCATTTTGAATTAATGTAGCCACTACTTGATCATCGGCATAAACCTGTGTTGAGCTACCAATTAAATCACTTGAAAACTCTTGTGCTCCTGGAAGTGCAACTGGTGTAGCAAACGACCAAGTTCCATCAACAGGATTAAATGTAGCCTTAGAATAATGAACATTCTTAAGACCAAAAGTTACAATATTATTTGCCATTTAAAAATCCTCCATTTCAATTTCATAAACTCGATTTATTGATTTATCGCTATTATGCGTTTCACTTAAAACCGAGAAACTTAATCCGTTTTTTAATAATGCCTTCTCTAAAGTTTCCTCAAGAGTAAGGTCTTTTTTCTTTGTGACAAGAGTAATCTGAACGCTTGAAACATAAAAAATAGGAACATCGTCATGATATCCCTTTGGCTTTTTAGTTATTTCTTGATAAACGATATATGGCATTGGAGCATTTTCTTCATTGTCATAAACATTTACTGCATAGAATACTTTATCTTTTAAAACTTTATCTAGAATGGAATAAATAGTTTCTAATGTCATAGGCTATCCTCCATTTATAATCTTTTTAATATCTTCAAGCATTTCAGGTGTAAATTCACTATAGGCTGGCCTCATAAAAGGCTGTGCTGCAACGTGACGTCCACTTCTATGTTTGAATCCTAGTTCAATTAAATGAACCAATCTACTTTTAGTTTTCGATGAGATATAAATAACTTGATTAACACCTGTTCCTACTTTGGTTTTAACAAATGAATCAGCTAAGTGATTTGTACTATTTCCTTTTGGAGCATTTGTTTTAATATAAGCTAATATTGCATCAGCTGTATGATTAAGCCTTTCTACAATTTCTTCTTGAACATCTTTAGTGTATTCATTTACAAGTTCAGAGATTTTTAAAACACTTTTATCTATTGATAGTGGCATCTAGAATTTCCTCCTTCTTGTAATCACTTAAAGATAAATATAATTCGATGAATTCTCCGTTTTGATAAAATCTATCTACTTTATAGATTTCACCCTTCAATAAAACAAATTTTTCACCAGAATACAAAAAGCATTGTAGGCTTATTTTAATTTCACTTTTCACATTCAAGGCAACGCTTGTTTGATACTCAGTAGCAGTAATAGATTTCATACATCCTATTGCTTCTTTTTTAAAATTTATAGTCGGACACCTTATTCCTAAAGCATCCGACTTGTTAACGATGGCAAGGAGATAGAGAGTTACATTGGCAGAATTAGGAAACATTAGGACTCCTCCGAATTAAGAGCTAATTGGCGTACCAACAGCTCAAAATTAGAAGGTAATTCCTTAACACTTCCATCACTTTTGAAGCCAAAGAATGTCTTTGCATATATCAAGATTAATCCTTTAACAAGAGGACTGTCGCTACGTACTGTGGATTTGTCAACGCCTATTGAAATAAGCAATTGACAACACGATTCAATATGTAGTTTTATCTCGCTATCTGCATATGTCTCCATTGCTGGAATCATTAAAGCCTTCTTGATTTCAATTAAGAAATCGTCATCATTTCTTATGTTCATACACAACGTCCTTTCTTTACATACATTCCGCATCCCTGTTCATTATTCCGTTTTACTTATACTCTTTTCTGTTCATTGTTCCATTTTACTTTTACTCATTTCTTTTCTTTGTACCATTTTACTTGTACTTTCTTTCAGTATTCCTTTTTACTCGTACTCACTTTCAGTATTCCTTCTTACTTTTACTTGCTTTGATTGTACCTTCGTACTCCTTTCGGGGAAGCCTTGCGGTCAACCCCTATTCGTTTCCTTGTTCCTTTTCTCCACGTTCATTTCATTGTACTTTTTTACTCGCTTTTCTTTCATTGTACTCTTTTACTCAATTTCCTTTCATTGTTCCATCATACTCATACTCTTTTCATTTCATTGTACCTTTTTACTTATACTCATTTCTGTTCATTGTGCTTTCTTACTTAGTTAAGCTTCAGAAAACTCCATCAACCTTTAAACGACCATCGGTTTAACCTACTTTGATGAGGTTTGACTTGCCTTAGATACTGAAGCTTTCTTTTTAATTCTTAAGAAGCCGTTGTATCCTACAACATTACCACCAGTAAACACTGAGGCTTTATAACAAATAATGCCATCTTTAAACTTATAATCAGTTGATTTACCAATCTCAACTGCTGAGAATACTGGTACTTCATAATTTTGTAAGTATCCATAAGCCATACAATAAGAACCATCCGCAGTTGCAGGATTAGATAAAGATGAACAATTACTATTAATCACATAAGGAATGCCATCAATTGTTTTTTGAACATAATCAATAACATGTACTTTTCTTCCATCACTTGTTCTAAGTTTTGCAAATTTAGCTAAATCAATCTTATTTAAAATTAAGACTGCTCCACCTTCAACGGCTTCATCGCCACCAAAACCAAATACAATATCATCCAAAGTTGTATCAGTAATTTCACTAAGCTCTAATGGTGCTTGATCTGCTAAGGCAACAGCGTTATCTGAGAAGATACCTGTAAATGTATTAGACTCTCCAGTACCTAAAAGAATTTGTTGAGAGATTTTCTTCTTTAAAGATGTATTAATATTTTTAATAACTTCAGCTTGATAATTAATAGCAGGTAGCTTTTCTAACTCTTCAGTAATTTCAGTATAAGCTGTAACTTTTACCTTAGAGATAGTTGCATAACCAAATCCAGGTTCAGTCTCAGTTGCAGGTTTACCTTCTTCAGTTAAGCCTGCCATACCATTTGACTTAACAAATGATTTAGTATAGGTCTCTCCACCAGTTAAGTTAACAACTTTAACCTTATCAATAATTTCACTAGCTTCTAAAAATGGATAAGGAGCAAGTGAATTATCAGTGTGATTTGGTAATAAGACTTCATCACTAGATACTTTAATAGTTCGTCCTTCAATAAAATCTTTACCACGCTTTTCTAACATTTCTTGATTTTGAGATTTTGATTCTACCATAACAGGTTTCATTTCAGTCTTTGAAGAGATATTTAATTTAGCTTGAATCATTTTTCTTTCTTCTTGAAGTGTGTCACATTCAGTTTCTAGTGTAGTTAATTTTTCTACATCCATTTCATTACTAGATGCATTACGAATTTCAGCTAATCTAGTATCAATTTCTTTTAATCTTGCAAATAAATTCATTTTTTTATCCTCCTAATAATTTGTTTTAATATGAATTTTTTTTCTAATGATTTCTGCTTTTGCTTTTTGGTCAGCCATATCCATAGCCTTTAACTCAGTATCCACTAAAGCCAAAGAACGACCAATTGCTATCGAAGTTTGATCATAAGCAGGTAAATCGACAACACTCACATCATAAAGCCTATCAATACCTGTGATAGTTCTTTTTGGAATATCGCCACTTCGATCAATCTTCTGTGAGCTAACAGTAAAAGCAAAGCTCATTTTATCTAAAAGTCCTGCCTTAACCATCTTATAAATATCTTTATTTGATTCCGTATCTATAAGCTCGGCACGAACCTTTAAACCAATTTCATCAACCATAAGCTGTAATGAGTTATTACGAGTTCTCGCAATAATCAAAAATGAATCATTATGGTTATATTTCATAGGGACATCTTTCATATTGGTATTTGCTAAAGCATTTCTATCGATTGATTCAATAAATCCATTCTTTTCATCACCAATAAGTGTCTCCTGATTAAATACCAGTGCGTATCCTTCAAGGACCATTTTGTTATCATCAGTTTCCTTGAACTCGACATCCGCTAGTCTATTTTCAATTTTTGTTTTATCCATTTTCATTTCCTCCATTTTCATTTGTTTCACCAACTTGGTACATATTTGCTTTTGAAGCATCAACATAATTTAGAGATTGAAGTCTCTTATCTCCACCTTCAATTGGCTCAAGTCCAAGTAAAGCTCTTGATTCATTTAGGCTCATAAGTCCTAGTCCCATCAGTTTTTCAATAGCTCCTACTTTGGTGTTCCAAGAAGCGTATTGCAATCTTTCAGAGAAAAAGATAATCTCTTCTCCTCTTTCAAGCTGATTATTAGTAAGTAAGCCCAAAGAAAAAGCCTCGCTAAGTTGAATAGCTAAAGGCTCAATTGTTGACTCATAAAATGAGTTATATTCATTTTCATCATAATTATTTGAAAACACTGCTTTACTCACACCATAATAATCAAGTATCTTATTTTGTACGAAATCTAGTGTAGTTGATTCGACCACTTTAGGATCTGCTGTTAATGGTACATATTCAGCTTTTGTATCCATAGGAACAATTGAACTATCACCTTCAGTAGCTTTTAAAATTGCTCTTTGAAATTCATCAAGTTGCTTCATTTTATCTGCTTCTTTTAGCATTCCATTTATCTTCAAGATACCTTTGATTTTAAATGATGTTTGAATTGCAGCGTTCACTCCTTGAAGCAAGGCATCATTAGTTTTAACTGTCTTAAGCAATGCTTCATGGTCACCACTAGAGTTAGATCCACCAAAGAAATCATTTTTATAATAGAACCTTCTTAAATGAATCACATTCTCAGTAGGTATTTCATAATTGCTACCATCTTCAAAGTAAAACTTATAAGTATGGCTTCCATCATCGTACTCAATTGGTTCAACAATTATTGGATTAATCGGATACAAGCCTTTGAGTGTCAGATCACTTTTATCGTAAAGCGGATACACAAATGCATTATCGTTAAGTAACAATAACGAGACCACCTTATAAAGAAATTGGTAAGGAGTCATAAGTTCATTAGGTCTTCTTTTAAGGCAAAAGGTAATCGGTCCATTCTTTTCAGTTTGAATTCCATTTTCATCAACTTTAATGTATCTACCTTTTAGCTTTGCACATTGTGAAGCTATCCTATCAATACAAATCATGACTACATCACTTTTTAAGACATTATCACCAAAAGGAATAAGTGGAACTTCAAGTCCATGAACCATCTTAAAACCTGTGACAGGATTATTTGATTTATTTTTTCTTTTGAATATTCCCACGACTATTCCTCCTAACTTTGCATGTTCTCATACTCTTTGGTGTATCTATTCAAGACTGCATAAGCGATGATTAATGCAACTGCACCATCTATTCGTTTGAACCTTGAATTAACCTTACTTGGCTGTATGTTTCCATTGATATCTACCTTAGCTTGAGTATTAGCTAAACACCATTTTAAGACTGGATTATTATCATAAATAACATCCTTATTCTTAATATCCGCTTCAAGTTGTTTCATTGGTTCTGATAATGTATAAACACCTTGCCTTATTTTCTCTAAAGTAAAGCCAGCTTCTTCCATTTCATCAACCCAATATTGAGAGTTCCATGGATCATAACCAACCCATAAAGGTCTTATTTCATAATCTCTAACAAGATGTAAGAACCACTCAGTAACTTTAGAAAAGTCATTTTTACTTCCTTCCGTTAGAGTTATAAATCCTTTCCTAACCCAGATATCATAAGGCACGCTATCTTCTTCAATTCTTTTTTGTAAAACCTCACTTGGCATAAAGAAATGAGGAAGGACATACTTCTTACCATTTTTAACTACTACAATAACTGCAGCTGTTAAATCAGTCGTTGCCGATAAATCAACACCTGCAACTGCGTAGGTATCTCTTATTTCTTCAATATCAAATTTAGTTTCATTATTAAGCTCATCAAATGTTAACCAAGTACCTGATTCAAGCTGTTTAATATTGAAATCTTTACATAGCATTGTAAGCCTAGTTGATAAATCATTTTTAGCTTTATTCATAATATCCTCAAGGTAATGAACAGTCTTTACTTTTCCTAATGATGGATTTGATTTTTGCCATGATGATTTATCAGAATAGATTTCATTTTCACTATCTTGTGTATAAAGCCAAGGCAGCACACGCTCATCAGTAATTTCACACTTTATCATCTTTCTACAATATTCGAGCTTTTTATCTAAAAAACCACCGACCACATTACCTTCTGTTGTGATAATGAAAATCAGCGGTTCTTCTTTAGTTGATTGCGATTGTTTAATTGCATCATATACCTTTGAATCAGTCATTTGATGCACCTCATCAATACAACCAACTTCTATGTTATATCCATCCAAGTTACGTGACTGACCAGATAATTTCTTAATCTTATTTTTGTTTCTTGGTGAATAAATATAGAATATATTTTTCTTGCTTCGATTAGCTTTTGAAAGAGCCTTTGACTGCTCTCTCATATTATTTATTTCTTCAAAAAGGATCGAAGCCTGATCATTTGTGTTCGAAGCACACACAATATCAACTCCACCTTTTGATAAAAAGAATTCAGCAAGGTCGATACCTGCAACAAATGTAGTCTTACCATTCTTTCTAGCAATCAGTAATATAACTTCATTAAACCTTCTTAAGCCTGTATCTTTAAACTTAAATCCATAGGCAGTTTGAAGCATTGCTTTTTCCCATAGTTCAAGAATAAAAGGTTGTCCATTAAATGGTGACTTTGTATGTTTACAAAATGTTTCAATAAAATCAATTCTTATTTGTCCAGGCTTTTCATCATATGTGTATCTAGGATTATCTAAATCTGCTATAAGCCTATCTAAGACAACTCTTAGTTCATTTCCTATGATTATATTTCCTTTTTGAATTTCTTTGTAATACTCTTTTAAATAATTCATGATTCATCATCTTCTATTACTGGTGGATCAACCTCTTCATAGTTATTGATTGAATCTTCTTTACCTAAAATTAACAAATCCGATAAGTATGCTCCATCAATTTTCGATTTCCATACTTTACCTTTTTCTGCTTTATATCTTTCTAATTCCATAATGACCTCCTATGAAACTGTCCAGTTCTTATTTGTTGCGATTGCTATTTCATCATTACTCATCTTGGCAAGATTAGTTGAACCAATGGTAATTGATAAAGCATCAAGTCCTGTTCTATTTGATAATGACTCAAACATTCTTTTAATTGAATCATGAGTCAATGTTGAAACGTTACTAAAATTACAAGATACATTAAAGCCGCTACCTAAACCGATATCTTCTATCACAGAGCTAGTATGAAATGTACCTTGAACGATATTACTAGTTAAGGTTGCTGGAATTTCCATATATCTAATATTTGAATTTCTAAATACATATCCATTAGCAGCAAACTTCTTTAAACCATCAGGAAGTATCAAGCGGTCAATTGTTACACCATTAAATGCATTAGCGTTTATTAATATTAGATTAGAACCTCTTTCAAATCCGAAGGTATTTACTCCTCCACCATTAAAAGCATAATGGCCATATTCAGTTAATGAACGAGGAATCAATATTTCAGAGGCATACACATGACTAAATGCGTAATCTTCAAACTTAGTAATAACTGAGCCTTCATCAAATTGAATTTTACTAATTTGCATTCCATAAAAAGCATAAGAGCCAATTGAAGCCACCTTCTTACCAACAAGGAGTCTTATAATATTGTTGTTGGCATTATACAAAAAGTAATTACCTATTGATTCAATGTAATCAGGAATAACAAGTTCTTGAAACTTCATTGAAATTAAATCTTTTTCTAAGGTTTCCATATTTTGAATTTGTGATTGTTGTTCTTCAATCTTCTTCTCATTTTCACTTAAAATATTAATTTCCATTAAGCCATTACTTATTTCAGTTTCAATGGGAATTGTTGAAAACAAGTAATCAAATGTATCTCTTGAATAGGTGACGGCATTTGTAGATGAGATAAATGAAATAAGCCACTTTCCAGCTATGGAAGTAACATTAGAAGGAATAACAACTTCATTATTTGAAAGCCTCAATAGGACTGTTGATTTAGGATGATAAAATTTTAAATACTGATATCTTCCTTCAATCAGATCTCCAATTTCACATTTAATTTTGGTGCAATTTCTATCACCTTTTGTTCCAACATGAAGTGGTAAGATAGATTTTGAAGTCATCGTCCCATCATTATTTATTTTGCAGTAAATTGTGTACATTATCTCTCCTCCACTTTCTTTAAGAACTCATCAAATGAATCATCACCATCATCTTCAGTTCCACCAAGTATGGTATTTAGTGTTTTAATGATATTTGAATAAATAGAAATTGATTGAAGGTATGCTTTATAGGACAATGTGACTCTTACATTACCTTTATTTGATAACTGCATGACACCTTTTCTTCTAATTCCATTTTCAAGTGAATCAAGTTCTACTTTCAAAAAAGCAGCCTTCTTTAAAAGTTCATCAACAAGACTAACCTTTGCTTCATCAGCATTAGCAAATAAACTCTTTAATCTTTCATACTCTTTAGCTGCTAACTCTTTCTTGTCCATTTGGTATTCCTCCTTTCTTCAAACGTTTGGCCTGTGTTGGCTTTTTATTACTTCTTCGAGCAATTAACCAACAAGAACTAAAAAAGCCAACGTGGGCCTTTTGTGTGGCTTTTGTTGGCGATTGTTTTTATTTGTCTTCATCCATAATTGGAATTGCATTAATAATTTTATCTTGTTCCTCTTTAGAAATTCCTATGCTTTCAAGGGCTTCTCTTGTTCCACAAGTAGGACATATCGGTGTGATGTTATCCTTTCTTGAAATTGCAGGATGTCCTTTATAAGTCTTCCCACACAAAGGACAAGTTTTAATTATGTTCTCTCTAGTTTCCATTTTTAAATACCTCCACTCCAACGCTATAAATAAATGCATCCATTAAAATTTCAATATCAAAACCAAAGTCGTTATATCCTTTAAGGCAGGTATCAAAATAATAATTGGTTGGACATCCAAGTTTCCTATCTTCATGCATGATGTAGATAATTCCCTCGACGTTGGCCTGTGTGCCACTTTTATCTTTGAGTGGCACATTTACTCGCTTTCGATAATAAAACGCATGGTAGCCCTCGTAAACGTCGAGTCTTGCCAAATCACGTTTACTTACTTCCCACACTCCTAAAGGAACTTGATGTCCTTTTGCTTTCTCAATAGTAAGGTATGAACCTGTTTTACTTCCTTTAAACATTAATCGGTAGCCATCGAGAACTGCTGTTCCGACTACCACTGCATCAGGGCATCTCTTTTTCATTTGTTCAACATTAAGGTTTGAACCATAAGCTAAGTAATACATTTTTTCCATTGTTTTGACCTCCTAGATTGCAGCTTGAGGAGCAGGTCTTAACCCACTTCTGAAGCTTGCATCTCCTCTTAAATTTTTCGTTAATGTTTCTCTTGCTGTTTTGAATTCCTCGCCAATGAAGCCAAGTCTTAATAACCAAGTTCTCATTGCATATTTAGGGTTTTCATTTTGTTGAGGTTTTGATGAAGCTCCGCTTACCTCTTTTGCCATTTGGCTTAAGGCTAAGCAGAATTGAATGTAGCTTTTTAATTGTCCTGCGTGAAGTCCATTTTGTTTTCCATCTTTTGGACTCTTGAATTCGAAGCATCTAAATTCAATTGTTCCTTTTGTGAATGTTGCATGGAAGTTTAGGATGTGGTAGCGGCTGTTGTTATAATGTTGAGTTCTTCCAAAGTCGCAATTTTGACTTTCGTACCAAACATCTGCAAATTGGCTCATTGTTTGAGGTTTCTTTTTATTGACCGCTTTTAAGAATCTAGGGTCTACTGTTTGGCAGTATCTATCAATTCTATAATTGTCAATTCCTAAGGCTTCAATAATTAAGCTTTCGTGACTTGCCATAATGTTTGTTAGGTTTCTTAAGGTTTTAGGTGTGTGTCCGTTTGCACCTACATGAATGTGAACTCCGCATCCTCTTGAAGCATCGCTTTTTGCACCAGCTTTTCTTAATGCCCTAACAATCTCTTGTAAGTCCTCAATGTCATCGTAGGTTAATATTGGTGTAACCATTTCGCATTTTTCACTATCAGGTCCTGCAATTGATACGTCCTTTTGGAACTTCCAAACTCTATCTTTTCTATCCTTGCAGGCACAAGCATCGTAACCATAATCTCTTGCTGCGTACCATGGTCTTGTTCCAAAGTATGCTGCAACCACCTTTGCTGCATCCATTCTTGTGATGTTGTTCATTTCAATTTCAACACCGATTGTTTGCTTCTTCATTTCTTCAATTTGCTTTTCAATTTTTTCTTTCATCTTCGTGTCCTCCTTGAAGGTTGTTTCTTCCCTTCGTCGTGTATATATATCACTCTAAACGGACACTATAGCAAGTTAATTGTGTATCTTTTTTTAACTATTTTTTTGATGCTTTTATCACCTAAAAAGGAGCCTTTTATTTAGCTCCTTCAAGTAACTTTTCCATAACTTTTTGGCATTCTTTTTCACCCTTAGCTAAGGTTTCCATATTTGTAAAATCTGTTAATACAATAACCCCAAGTCCATTAACTCCAATCTTGTATTTTTTATCAGTTTTTTGGCTTAACTCGTTATAAAGTTTTGTTGTTTTCTTCTTAAGGTTATTTAAGATTTTGTTTAATTTTTGTAATGACATTTTTGTTCCTCCTTGGAAAGGTTCTTTTTCCCTTTCCTTGTGTATATATATATCACTCTAAGAAGAACTTATATCAAGTTAATTATGATACTTTTTTATATCTCTTTTCCGTCTTTTCCAATGAACTGAATTTCTTGAATTGTACCATTGTGAAATAATCCAATTGCATAATCGACAGCTTCTTTTTCTGACATACCAACTGAGCTAACATAATAATCAACAAGGTGGTTCATTCCTCTTAGACCTGTCCTATTCTTTTCACACATCTCAAACAAAGGAATTCTCTCATCAGGTAAAACTTCAAATTCGTCAACTTCAGGTATCAAGGCACATCCACCCCAAGTTCCATGAATTTGATTAGCATCATCAATTAAGATAACTTTACCAACTTTACCTGAATATTCAGGTTCACTTTCCATATTTTTTATTTTGATATAACATCCAGCTTTTAATTCGGTCATGTTTATATCCTCCTTATTCGTGTCTATTAATCACTCTAAAAACAATAAATATCAACTTGAAAGTAAAATAAAAGAGCAGCTTTTTATGCTACTCTTCGGATAAACTAGATTACACCTAATTTTTTATTCAGTTTTTAATTTTTATATCTTGTAACAATATAAAAATTAAAAAGAACCCTCCTTTTATGGAGAATTCTTTATTAATCTTACTAAAACCAACCTTCAGTAGTATATACTTTCATATTACCAATGCACAAACGACCTCTATTATTATCATTTACATTAGTCTTTTTACTTTCCATATAAAAACCAAAAGAATATGTTGGTTTATCAAACACAATCGTATAAGTAGTCGGCTTAGTTCTATCAGTTGGAAGATTCATTTCTTTTGATAATAAATCTAATTTATATCCATTTTCTGTTCTTAATTCAGCTATACAATTACTTGAATATGTCCATTCATGTGATAAAGATCTCCAATGAGTTAAATCAACTTCAATTTTAGTTATTGGGACATTAAAATTATATTCAATATAAGCTTTTGTAATATTATTTCTAAAAGGAGACATTACAATATACTCACCTTGAATAAAACCTGTACGATATCGTGTTGTTGTAAATTCAAAGCCGGTATTTAATTTATGCGTATTAGTTGTTGCTGAAGTAGGATAGGCATCAGCAAAACCATAATCAGAAGGTCTAATGGTAGCTGCCACATGCTCATAATTATGATTTGTTACAAAACTATTCAAATAATGGAATATAAAACTATTAATATAAACGCCGCTTGTACCTGAAATGGTTTCCCAATTATCATATGTATAGTTATGTGTTAATATTCCCCATACATATGTATTGTTGTTAGAATCAGTCATAAAATATGCTGAACCACTTTGACCAGCTACACCATATACATCAGTTTCATATTTATAACCATTTTCTTTAGATTTTATTTTTCCTTCCGCATACCACATGGTGTCATTTTTGTCTCCAGGATAGCCATATGTAAAAACTTTAGATGACTTATTATACCAATTACTAATTTTTCCATTCCATCCTGTAGAATATCCAATATTTCTATCTAATTCCACTGCTGCCCAATCATTATTTGCATCCGTATTATTATAATAACTAGCAGTAATATTTATAGTTTTAGCTTTGCAATAATATAAATATGATGTATTTCTCTCACTAATGCCATCTAATCCAGGATAAAATTCCATAACATCAGGAAATCTTGGATTATACTTTCCATCATCATAATTATTTACAGTAACATCACCATATACACAATGTGCTGCTGTTGCCATAATGTTAGGACCCTCCAAAAATCCTGTACCAAGAGTATATATTGTATAATAGTAGCCATTAACATTATTTTTTACATTATAATAATAAGATACGATTCTTCCTGTTGCTAAATAAGGACTAGTTTTCGAATTTGAAACTATTTTCCTATTATCATTTGGATCATTACTATTTGCTAATACACTTATTTTATTAGTCTCATTATCAATTGGCAAATATCCTTCTGTATATAAGCATTCTTTACCATCAATCATTGATGAATGAATTGTTATTTCATTAGTATTTTCAGGAACATTTTTACTAGAATGAATTAAAGACATAGAAGCAGTTCCACTTCGTTTAGCATATGAATCTGGATTAAATGTTTCAAATGATTGACTTCTAGTATTCATATCAAAATTAACCATATTTATAGATGAACTTTGCAACATAATATTATTATCTTTGGTTGCACTATATCCTAAATCAATATATCCATCTTGTTTTATATATTGATATTCACTATTTATTACTGATGTGTTCTGACTAACATTTATGCTATTATTTTTGGTAGATATCAATGATGCACTTGTAATACCTAGAGAAATTAATACCATAGATAAAATTACTTTCACGTTTTTCATTTTATTCATTCCTTTCTTTTTTTAATTAGCCTTAAATAATTCAGTTTGTACAATGTTTCCTTCAGTTATAATTTTTAAAGCAAGATATTGTGTCATATCCATTTCTTTTACCGAATAAATCTCGATCACGTTATTTGTATATGAATTATGCATATAATTATCAATAACAGGAATTAAATTTGGATAAAGTTCATTATATATTGTTAAATAATCTTCATGAATTATATGTCCTATTAATTTGTCAAGTTCATAGTTTAATGAACTATTCAAATCAACAATCATATCATACCTTTTTTCATTAACAATAATAGTTTGTGGATAAATCCCATAATCATTTGGATTATCACTAGATGGTGTATTAAAAGAAGACTCTGACACAGTTAATGATGGATACATAGAATCAGTTTTATTATTCGATGACGAACTATTATCTAAATTACAACTCACTAAAAATAATGTACAAAATACTAAAAAGTATAATTTCTTTTTCATTGTGTTTTCCCTTCAAATTATATCATTTCAACATAAATTAAAACAAACTTAAACATATTACGCAATATATGCTTTTAAAATAAATTATTTATTATCCTCCTTCAATTATTTTTTTACATACATCACTAAAAATTATAAGATAATATCTATTTATATGATATCATTTTTTTATTTTTTTTTAAATATGTTTTTTATGTGATTGTGTAAAATTAAACATTAATCATCTTTTTTTATACTACTCTTCACATAAAACAAGATATAGCTTGATTATTATATTTTTTCAAAATTTCAAGTTTTCAAAAATTCTGGGTCACGCATTTCTGAGGTGGGGCCGAACGGTACTTTACAAATGCTTGAATTTTAGACCTGGGGAGGGATTGATTTATATTCCTCAAAAAAATTATTTAAACATTCATATAGTTTATCGACCGCTTCAAAATATCCAACGGATTTATCTAAATCTAATCCAATGTAAACAATACTTTCACTATATGTTTTAGTATGTTTTTTATTTACTACATCAGTAATTGCTTCTTTTATTTTTTCAAGTAATGAATTAAGTTTTTTATTAGAAATAAACATTGAAGGTGTACAAATTTTTTCTTCATAGCTTTCTATAAAATCTAATGTAAAATGCTTATCTTTTTTTCTCTTATATTCATTATAAAACCACTTTGAAAATTCATGGATTATTTGTATATTACTATTATCAATAATAGTTAAGCTTTGGTCTTGATAAAAATTAATATTATCTGCATGTTCAATATTACTTTTTTTAACATAAGCATTATTCACATTATCAGCATGGTTAATCTCTTGTTTATTAACAAATATATTAATTGTAAAAGTCGCAGATATATCAATAGTTAATGCTATACTCAATATTTTATTCAAAATATCTTTTTCTAAAAAAGAAAAACATATCAATAAAACAGCTAATACAAACCCAATAATCAAAGGTATATAAATTATTTTCTTCTTTTTCATGGTACATTTTCACCAACCTTTATTGATGAAATTATACCATGAAATCTACTTTTTTACTACATTACCATCGGAGTCAAATTTATAATATTTCTTATCAGTAAAGCGTTCGTGTTCCTTGTTGTGGCATTCTTTACAAAGCAATAATAGATTATCTTGATTAATACTTATTTCAGGATTATCTACATTTTCAGGAGTTAAGTGAATGATGTGGTGTACTTCAGTACCAACATCACCACACCTTTCACATCTTCCTGCTGCTGAAGCTATCTTCATAGCTCTAGCAATTTTCCATTTATCACTTTTATAGAATCTTCTAATCTTTTCATATTCGCTTGGCATACTTTTGTTTGAAATAGGCTTTTAAGATATAAGCCTTATTTGTCCTTTCCCAAGGAACACGAATATCACTTCTACCTACATGACCATACTCAGCTAAACTTCTAAAAGATACATTAGAATTAATAATTTCAGTTTTCATTGCCTTTGGTAAAAAATTAAAGAATTTAAGAACGGCATCTTTGATTTGCTCATTACTATATTTGCTTGTACCAAAAGTGTCAATATTAACTGCTACTGGTTTATCAACTCCAATAGCATAAGCTACTTGAACTTCACATTTATTAGCAAGTCCAGCTGCTACAATATTTTTGGCAACATACCTAGCATAATAAGCACCAAGCCTATCAACCTTTGTAGCATCTTTTCCACTAAATGCTCCACCACCATGGCGACCAATACCACCATAGGTATCGCAAATAATCTTACGACCAGTTAAGCCTGAATCGGCATAAGCTCCACCTTCTACAAATTCTCCTGTTGGATTTATTAAAATTTTAGTATTAGAATCCATTAAATAATTAGGAATTACTTTTAAAATACATTCCTCAATAATAAATCTTGTATAAACACTTCTTTCAACACCTTTGGCTGTTTGTTGAGATACGACAATAGTATCAACTCTCTTTGGTTTATCATTTTCATCATACTCAACAGATACTTGACATTTACCATCAGCTCCAAATACTTCACGAATTTGCTTAGTCATTGAATCCATACAAATAGCAATTTTTCTTGCAAGTACAATTGGAAGAGGCATTAATTCTTTGCACTCATTTACGGCATAACCATACATGATGCCTTGGTCTCCTGCTCCATCTTTATCTACACCTAAAGCAATATCAGGACTTTGCTTTGACACTTCAACCACAATATCAAAATCCTCTAAATCCTCATAACCTAAATTTTTCAAGACATCATAAACAACTTCTTCATAATTTACATTAGCTTTAGTAGTAACTTCTCCAGCTACTACAACTAAATGATTTTTTATTAATGTTTCAATTGCAACTCTTGAGTTTACATCTTCTTTTAAGCATGCATCTAAAATTCCATCGCTAATTTGATCACATATCTTATCAGGATGTCCTCTAAATACAGCTTCACTAGTTAATATTTTCATTTTATTTTTCTCCTCCATCAGCTAGTTTTTTCAGGTCTCACTCACCTGGAATTAAAATTTCTTCAGTTTCAAAATTATAAAGTTCACTTGCATCATACTTTTTACCATCACGAATGCAAATTACATTTAAACATCCACCCTTAGATTTAACAAAACGTCTAACAATTGCAGATGCATATTTTTCATCAAGTTCCATACTAAAACAAGTTCTATCAGTTTCCTCAGATGCCATAAGTGTTGTACCACTTCCACCAAATAAATCTATTACTAAATCCTTAGGTCTTGATGAATTTTTAATCAAATATGAAATAAGTGGTATTGGCTTTTGTGTTGGATGAAGTTCATTTTTCTTTGGTTTATCAAATGTTAGAACACATTTTTGCTTTCTATCACTATACCAATTGTGGCTTGCTCCTTCCTTCCAGCCATAAAAACATGGCTCGAAATCCCACTGATAGTCTTGTCTACCTAAAGTAAACTGACCATTTTTACTCCAAATTAATTCTTGCCTTGGACTTAATCCATTATCATTTAAAGCATTTTCAAAATTGATATGTTCACGTGTTGCAAAGAACTCATAAAAACAAGCACCAGGTTTTAAGCATTTATTTATATTTGCAAAAGCCTTGGATAAGAAATTATAAAAATCTTCTTTGCTCATATTATCATTTTGAATCTTCATTCCACTTCCACCTTCATAGTCAACATTATAAGGTGCATCAGTTACACAAAGGTCTGCATACTTTCCATCCATTAATTTATCTACATCATCAGTAGTTGTGTCACCACACATTAGTCGATGTCTTCCGAGTAACCAAATATCTCCTTTTTTAACAAATGACTCCTTATCAAGCTCAGTATCGGCATCAAATTCATCATCTTCAGGTAGTTCTTTCATTTGGTCTAATAAATCTTCAAAACCAAAATCAGACATATCTAATTCAATCTCGCCTAATTCAAGTTTTAATTTATCTAAATCCCATGTTGATAATTCATTGGTTTTATTATCTGCAACTCTAAATGCTCTTATTTGATCCTCAGTTAAATCATCGGCTTTAATACAAGGTACTTCAGCAAGTCCTAATTTTATAGCTGCAAGTCTTCTTGTATGTCCACACACAATCACATTATTTTTATCAATTATAATTGGATTTTTAAAACCAAATTCAACTATCGATTTGGCTACTGCATCAATAGCTACATCATTAATTCTAGGATTATTTTCATATGGCTTAATCTCCGTTATCTTCATTTGAATCACTTGTATTTGGCTCATTTAACCATTCCTCCTTTTGTTGATTTAATCTTTTTTCCATAAGTCTTAATTCATCATATTTATCACTATATTCATTACCAAAGTGCTTAGTTAAAAGATAAATGATAGCTTTATAATTAGGTCCTACCATTTTCTTTACTCTATTTACTTTTCTTTTTTGCTCTCCATTTTTACCACCATCAGTGATATCTTGAGTCTCAGTAATTTCTTCATAACCTAAAGCTAATTTAAGCATTGAATTCATCAATTCCTTTTTTAGTTCTAACTTTGGAAGTGAAAATGCTTCATTAAAATCTGGATATTGTTTTCTTAAAGAAATAATTGTCTTAGGAGTAACTTTTAAAGCTTCAGCAATTTCATTTTTTGTAGCTAGATGCTTTATACTTTCTTTTACGAATTTAATAACATCATCAAGTTCTCCTCTTTCTTTCCACATTTCGTAAGTATCTAATTTTTTCATATCATCACCTCACACTTCTTGTATATTTTTAAATATTGCTTCTAAGCAATTAACAATAATTGAATTACCTGCCATTTTATAAAGCTGTGTTTCAGATACATCGGCTTTAAATGCTTTATCAATATCTTCATCAGTCCATCCCATAAGTCGCCAACATTCTCTTGGTGTAAGTCTCCTTATAGAAATAAGCTCAGTTGGATCATCAACTACAACTGCAATATCTTTATTAGATGTTTTTAAGGTCGGTATACTTTCTCTTTGTACCACTCCACGTTTTGAATCAGCTCGATTAGTATAAATACCATCACCAACATGGGCTATGGCATAACCTTGCTTTGTATTTTGTGGAACTATAACAACATTATCTTTTTGAACTGTAGTTAAGGTATTTGTATTCCCATCCTTTTTAAGTTCTAGCTGTTGCTTATAGTTTCCATCTTCATCAGTTCTTCCTCTTATTGCAGCAGGTATTGGCTCAATAATAAATGTATCTGTAGCTCTTGAACCAGGAGCGGTTGTAATGGTCCAAGCATATTCATCCTTTTTACCTCTTGGTCTAAATCTTAAACCTCTTATTAAGCCATTACGATTTTTCATAGATGAAAAGCAAGTTATAAGTTTTCCACTTAAGAAATACTTATCAGCTACATTTGACTCAAGTAAATCACCTAGCTTTGTAGTAAGTGGTATATCACTTGGAAATACATAATCTTCACTACAATTACGAATTGAGAGTAAAAAAATACGTTCCCTATTTTGAGGAACGTTATAGTTTTTTCCATTCAATACTTTATAGAAGTTTTTGTAACCTAATGATTCAAGGTAGCAACACCACTCATCAAAGTATGGTTTAAATTTTTTTGATATAAGATTTTTAACATTTTCAAGCAGTAAATATTTAGGCAATTCATCATTTACCTTAGATATTTCAAGTAATCTTTGAACTTCCCATAGTAAACTACTATGTGTGCCACTACCTTTTTCTAATCCTTTCATTCTTCCACTTAAGGAAATGTCAGTACATGGAAAGGAATATGTCCACATATCAGCTTTAGGTAATTTTTCAATTTTTGAGATATCTCCTAGATTAGGTGTATTGCCATAAAGTGCTTCATATACTTTTAAAGCATATTTATCAATTTCACTAATTGCTACAACTTCATGTTCAATGCCAGCTCTTTCTAGTCCTTTTCTTTGTGCTCCTATACCTGCAAAAAGTTCAATAACTTTTAACATGGATATAATTCCTCCAATCTTTCAAAGGCATAATAAAAGCCCATGAACTACAACGCTCATGAGCTAATAATTGCTTTATCTATTTTTCTACACTAACATTTTACCACATGTCTAACTTTTTGTAACTGTCAAGCTACTGTCAATTTTTCAAGCTCATTTAATCTTACTAATGCTCTTCTATGAAGTCTATACATAGTGCTTTCAGAAGTACATAATTCATTTTGAATATAAGCCCAATCATAACACTTAATATATCTTAATGTTATTATTTCAATTTCATCAGTTATCTCAAAGCCTAATAAATACTCATTCAACTTTGTGATACTACTTTGGTACTGTTCTTTTAAAGTTTTAAGTTTGGCTTCACATTCTATTTTTCTATAAATCCATTTAACAAAAGGTGCTTCAAAATTTCTTGTATGATCAACTACTTCATTATCAAATGATTGACCACTAACAGATAATGACATTCTATCACAATATTCAATCATCTCTTTGCAATTAGATATTCGCTCCCTTAAATTTAAAAGTTCTTTTATAATTTTAGGCTTTTCCATCTTTAGCACCTCCTATTCTTGCTTTTACTGCTTTAATAAGTGATGCTTGTGTTTCATCCTTATCTTTTAAAGCTCTTAAAATATCTTCATCAATTGTTCCATCAGTAATAATGTGCTGTACAACTACTGTATCTGATATTTGACCTTGTCTATAAATTCTTCCTATAACTTGCTCATAAAGTTCTAAACTCCAAGTAAGTGAGAAAAATACAATTGTTGAACCACCTTGTTGCAAATTGATTCCATGACCTGCTGAGGCTGGATGAATTAAACCAACTTGAATTTTACCTTTATTCCATTCTTCGATACTTTCAGGTGTATCTATTTTGGAACATGAAGTGCCTATTTCATCTAATCTTTTAACTATTCTTTCAAGGTCATGTTTAAACCAATAGACTAATAAAAAATTCTTACCATTCATCTGCTCAACAATATCTTCTAAAGCATCAAGTTTTCTATCATGAATATTTTGAATTATCTTTTTATCAGTATAAATAGCTCCATTAGCCATCTGGCATAACTTATTAGATAGGACTGCAGCATTGACAGCTGTAATATCATCCTCATCAAGATTTACAACTAAATCATGTTTAAGAAGTTCATATTGTGCTTTTTCAGTATCATTCATATAAACTTTATACTCACTTGAAATAAGCTCAGGCATTTTTAAATGGTCTTTAGCTTTCATTGAAATTGTTATATCAGATATCTTTTCATATATTGCTTCTTCAGCAAAAGGTAATAGCTTATAGGAATAAATAATTACACCATTTCTTTTATCAGGCATAAAATATCTATTTCTATATTCCGTAATGAATCTACCTAATCTTTTACCTCCATCCAGGATTCTATATTGACTCCACAAATCCATTAATCCATTTGATGTTGGAGTTGCAGTAAGTCCTACGATTCTATCAATTTTAGAACGAACTTGAAGTAAGGCTTTGCATCTTTTAGATTTGCCATTTTTAAATGATGACATTTCATCAATAACAACCATTTGATAATTAAAAGGAATTCCTGATGATTCTATTAACCATTGGACATTCTCCCTATTGATAACATAAATATCAGCTTTAGCTCTTAATGCTTTTAAGCGTTCCATTTCACTTCCGACTGCAACTGATATTCTAAGGTCATTTAAATGTTCCCATTTTTTACATTCTTGTACCCAGGTATTTGCTACTCTAATTGGACATATAACTAAAACTTTACTTACATCAAATGAATCAAACATTAAATCATTAATTGCAGTAAGTGTAATTGATGTTTTTCCCAAACCACATTCAAGTAATAATGCAGATATGGGATTATTTTCTATAAAATCAATTGAATATTTTTGATAATCATGTGGATTGTATTTCATCAAGTATCCCTCCAATTTGATTCTCATCATCAAGGACAAATACCTTGAATCCAAGATTTTTAATTTCATTCATAATTTTTATTTGAAGAGGTCTTGGTTTTTTACCTTTTGCTTTAACCTCAACAAATGCTACTTTTCCAAAAGCAATAAGCACTAATCTATCAGGTACTCCGCTACATCCAGGACTTACAAATTTAAGACATAAACCACCTAAAGATTTAACTTTTTTCACTAATTTTTGTTCTAAAATTTTCTCATCTGCCATAATTTTTCTAATCTTTTTTGTTTTGTAACCATGTAACCAATGTAACTAAATTTTCCTATATATTTATTCCCTATATGCGTGTATACATAGGTATGTTTTTATATAGGTATTTACGAATTAATTAATATATAAATTTTAGTTACGTTACAGGCTTTGGTTACAAAATTTATGTCCTTTCATAGTATTTTTGTGGTCCATAAATAGGTAATCTTTTAGTTTTATTGACCTTCTTCCACCCTGGAATTTGCATCATAATAGCTGCAATTGAAAAACTATCACTTCTTGTAATTTTGGTAGGATCACAGCCAAAACATTCACTGAATATTTCAATGCAGGATACACTTGTCCTCTTGGTAGTACCCTTAGGACTTAATGCGTCACCATCAAGAAAATTCCTTCTTTCATAAAGTGTCATATTATTCCAATTTTCTGGTAGTAGCTTATCTAAATAATCAAGTACCATTCCTAATCGATTATCTTGTTCCATTGCTTCCATTTGATGCTTTTCAGCTGCAACTGCAATATCTCCTTCAAGGTATAATTTCTCACCTTGCTTATAGTAATACATTGCCTCAGCCCAAAATTGATTCTTGAAGTCTTTATCAAACGACCATGTTCGTTTCTTTTCAGTTTGTTTTAATTTGATAATCCAAAATCTACGGTTACCTGTAATATCACGTAAATATCCATTTTCACCATTAATAGTGGCAATAACAACACACTGCCTTGGATGGCTTTCAACTACACGACCATAAGAAGGTCTATAATTATCGCATTGTGTGGTAACAAATGCTTTGACCTTTTCAATGTCTGCTTTTTTCATACCAGCTAACTCGCCAATTTCAACACACCAAAAACCTTGGAGCTTTTCTGCTCCAGTTTTGTCGCTCATATCAGTAAGTGATAAAGCATCGGAGTAATATTCCTCTCCTATCAAATCACGCACAATAGTACTTTTACCTATTCCTTGTGCTCCATCAAGTACAGGAACTGCATCAAATTTAATACCTGGTTCGAGTATTCTAGCTACCATAGCAACAAATGATTTTCTTGTAACTGTCCTTATGTAATCACTATCTTCGGCTTGCATATATTTAATAAATAAATCGTCTATTCTCTTCATTCCATCCCATTTTGGAAGTGTATTTAAGTAATCTCTTACCGGATGAAAATGTCTATCAGTCACTACCTTATCAAAAGCTATTTCATGGTTTCTATTTGTAAACTCGCCATATCTTTTATCAAGTAAGCATTTAAGTTGCGAAGTATCAAGATCAGTCCAAAAACTACTCGTAGTACCTCTTTTCCAAGGGACTTGTCCTACTATTTCAACCATTCTAGCCATTTCGTTATAAGCAAAATTAGCAAAGTCTTTATCGTTTTGTAATATCAATACCAAGTTTTCAGATAAATTTTCAACCTCACCATTTTCCTTAAGCTTTAGTTTACCTTTCCACTTATTGTCCTTTAGAGTATCTTGCTCACTACTTAATATTTCATCATCATTAAATTCATCTTTAGCCATTTGCTCTTTTTCTTCAGTAAGCATTATCCTTACATTTTCATCTTCTAAAGCAAATTTACACATCTCTTTAAATTGCATTTTCTCACTTAAATCTTTAAATTTATGTGCCATTACAATTTCAAAAGCGTTCATTAGCTTTCCACTTGCAGGGTCAGTTGCATGGTGTGAATAAATAAATTTATCATCATAAACAATTACACCTGCACTCGAGTCAGCTGGAATATAATCATATCTATCTTCGTAAGAAGTTGGTTCATAAACATCATTTAAGTATTTTTCAATTACTGCAGATATTGAGTAGCATTTACAAAATGCACCTACTACTCCTTCAAGTGTAAGTGGATCTTGTTTCTTATTTGATGTTACATCCTTTACAACTTCCAATTCAGATTTATGTTTAGGCCAAGTAGATACATCGTGCCAATCATCATAGCGGTTAAGTATTTCATCAGGATTTAAAATCTCTCCATCACTTACTTCAAATACATATACACCATTAATAGATGTTGATGGCCAATACATCATTCGATTAACTTCAAATGTGGATTTATCCATCATATCCATTCCTAAGTCTTTTGCTATCATACGTGAGACTGCACCATATTCTTCAGGACTAATATCACGTGATAATGGAATTATAAAACGAAGCCTTGGTGCTTCAGGCTTATGCTTATGAGTTGAATATATAAGCCATTTATATTTAGGCAATTTATCTTTGTTAGCTAAGAAGTCATTTGTAACCTCATCCATATCAAGTGTAATCATTGACCTTGAAAGTACATTTTCTTTTTTCCTTCTCTCACCACTTATATGTCCTGCTACAAACCCACCAATATCTTTAATTTTATCTTTGCTACCCTTAGGTAATTTTGCATATTCTTCTACTGTTTCAGATGTTCTAACCGTATTTTTTAATCTTTCAATGAAATCACTCCATTTAACATAGGAGTTTTTCCATTTTATCGAGTTACGACTTGAACCATAGCATATTTTATAATCTTTCATGTTATGCTACCTTCTTCCTTTACTTTAGTTATAAAAATCATATAAATGACCTCCTACAACATAAAAAGGAAGTCGAGGTATTCAAATTGGAACCTTAACTTCCTAAGTTTTTAATCTTTTTTATAATACATACATTCATAGCCATCGGCTCTAAGTGGTAAATCACTACACCATTTAGGACTTCTTCCCATTTCATTACAAATAAATTCAAGTGAAGTATCCATAGGACATTCAATTACAAGTTCATCATGAATACTCATTACAATGTCATAATTCTTTAAATTAGTTATACTATTAGCAAGTACATCTCTTGCGAATGCCTGAACTGCATTCTCGGTTAGTTTACCTGAGAAGGTATCCGTTCTCGTCCAATGGTGTGTTGCATCAAGAGATTCATAAGTTATTTTATTTCTTCCATAATCATCAGTGCTTACTTTTGGTCTTACATAACACATATCTCTTCCACTAGGTAACCTTAAAAATAATAAACCATTCTTATAGGTGTACTTTAAACCATGCGTTTCAGCTGATGTTTTATTCTTTATAGCTATTACTGCAGCTTTCTCCAAGTCATACCATAGCTTAACAATATGAGGATTAGCTGTTCTCCAAGATTTTACTAGTGGTTCTAATTCTTCCTCTTTCATAAAGTCTAAAGCACCCATTGCTTTTAAAGCTCCGACTGACCCACCGTAACCACAACTCAAAGTTGCCTGCTTTCCACGTTGCCTTGCATCAGGGTCAGTCTTTTTAGTAATTACACGTCCCATCATTTTACTAGCCACTGAGGAGTAAATATCTTCATTATTTCTAAAAGAATCAAGTACCCATTCTTCTTTGGCTATATATGCAACAACACGACATTCAATTGCAGAGTAATCTGCTACAATAAATTTACATCCTTTTTTAGGAATTATTGCAGTTCTAATAAGCATAGCAAGCAACTCAGGTATATCATCATAAAGCATTGCTAAGGCTTCAACATTTCTTTCTTTTACAAGAGCTCTAGATCCGTCTAAGTCATCAATATGATTTTGCCTCATATTTTGAAATTGAATTAATCTTCCACTCCAACGAAGTGTATGTCCACCAGCAAATTGAAAACAACCTCTAGCTCTTTCATCGGAACATTGAGCATTAATCATTGCTTGGTATTTTTTAATTGATGTTTTACTTGTCATAAGTCTAAGTCTTAATACTTCTTTGATTAAAGGATTATTAGATTCATCAATTAACTTTGCTACATCTTTTTTACCAAGGCTATCAATGGCAAGTCCATTTTCTAAAAGCCAACCTTTAAGCTGTAATACTGAGCCTGAATTTTCTAATTTAGTAATATCTTTTAGTTTTGTTTGAAGTTCATTACTTACAATCTCATCAATTGCTATCGCACTCTTAACAAATTCAGTATCAATTAAAACACCTCTATCATTTATCCTTTGGTCTTGAAACCACTCTTGCCATAAAAAGTCAGGCATAGGAAAGGCTTTTATTCGGCTTAATATTTCTATTTCGGCTAACACATCGTATTTATTATAAAGAGCGAACGTGGCCCATTTTTCGGGGCTGTCTTGGGGTTTGTTGCGAGTACGCATACCATTTGATTTTGTAGGTTTACAAGGAAGGCAAAAATATCTAATAAGTTCTTTTCCTTCTTTCATTTTAGCATTCTTCAAATTTAATACTGTACTTAACATATCAAGTGATAATGGTAATCCTAAGTATGCACTTGCTACCATTGAACACCTCCATTGTTCTGGTGGTAAATATGTGCCAACAGGCATTCCAAGATATGATGACAAACACACTCTTTCAAATAAAGCATTATGAGCTATTTTAATAACATTAGGACTTGTAATTGCATCAAGTACATCATTTGGCAACTTTTCTCCTTGTGCTAAATCAATAACGTGTACTTCACTTCCATCAAAGGAATAACCAAGTAATAGGATTTCAAAAGATGGATCAACTGCATAAGGATATACACCACATTCCTTTAAATCTCTTTCACAATACGTTTCAATATCCAAGAACATATATTTCATTTTTTAGCATCTCCTTCATTATAAAAAGGAAGTTTAGATACTTATTTTGGAACCTAAATCAAAAAAAAGATGATTGCATATTATTAAGCAACCACCTTAAGTTTTATTTATTCTAGGAAATCATCCTCGCCATCATCTTCATCCTTGAAATCAGATTCTGCTGATGCACGACCTCCAAGTCTTTCTCCATCTGCAATTTTTTGAACATTATTAAGTCCACAAGCAATACCTTTTGACATACCAGTATTGTAGCAATAGAAATTAATACTTGCTCTTCCATACATACCTGAATAGATTTCTTCTTCAGGATTTAAAATAGGATTACAAGCAGCATCTACAATACCAGGCTTAGTTTTAGATTTTGCATTGATGAAGTAACTATTTTTATATGCTTCATCTCCTGCTTTATCAATATCGCCATCTCTTAATACTGGTCTTAGTGATGCAAATGGTGGTACAACCTTACCATTTCCTTTTAGTTTATTAGCTCCTTCTTCATAAGCAGCTTGAATGGCAGCCTTAACCTTATCTAAGGTATATGTATCGTCCTTACTGATAATAAGAGATACACTATAGACAGGTTCAGCTCCTTCAACAGGACTCTTTGGTGCTAATAAATTTGCGTAAGAAAATCTTACTTTCTTTGATGTTACTACTTTTGTTGCGTTTTTCATAATTTTATATTCTCCTTTATTCTTTCACATTTTTAAAATCATCAACTGCTAGATTCATTTCAGAACGCTTGTCCTCAATACTTACAAGGGTAGGCTTTCCTTGAGGTTTATAAATATATTTATCTAATAACTCTACAAATTTTGCCTTTCCTAGTAATTTAGTCATATCAGTAATACTTAATAACTTTTTATCATAAGGATCATAACCTGCATCGGATACAACCTTTGCAACTTCTTCCTCAGATTTAAACTTACGATTACTTCTACCTTCAACCAATTTGTACTTAGACCACTTCTTACCTTTTAGAGCTTCATTTAAGGCATATTCTTTTATTGAATTACCCCATTCTACTAAATTGTCAATTTTACCGATGATATCTTCTATTTCATCATCGTCAAGCAAATCAGCAGTTTTAAACTCATATGAAGCAAGTTGTAAATTAGCTAAGGCTCTAGCTGTGCACTTAATCTTACATTTACAAAATCTACAATGATCTCCTGGTACAAACTCACCTTTTCCTTCATAGGCTAATTTAGCTCTTGGGACAAGTACATTATTAGCCCATTCTATGAGCTTGTCTTTTTCCATTTCATAAGTGCTAATATTAGCAATACGAGGTTGAAAGATTGTCATGGATACTGTGTTAATGTTATATAAACAATCAAGCAAATTTAATGCTCCTAATGCATATAACTTCATTTGTGGATTTTCATAGCTATCTACTTTTACTCCAGAGCCGTTTTTGTAATCAATTATATGGATTATACCATCGGCTACAATAACACAGTCTCCTGTTCCGTATCCTTCAGGAACATAATTTGAGAAATCTAGTCTTTGTTCAACCAATACCACAGGATCTTTACAAGTCTTTTTAATTTCTCTTAAAATATCTAAGATGTACTCAACATAAGCATCGCTTGAGTCTTCCATCTCTTGTGTGATTTCAAAATCTTGAGGTAATTTTTCATCACAATGTAAACCTAACGCTTTACATAGCTTAATTTTACACATCAAGTGAACCATTGAGCCTTCTAAAGCATAGCTACTAGTTACATCTTCGAAGTTCTCAGATAATCTAGCTGATGGTGTGCATTCAAGCCACCTATGAGATCCGGAAGCGGATAATATTGCATGGGAATTTGTAGCCATTACAATTCCTCCGCTTCTTTTAATAAAGTCTCATATTCACTAGGATTAACTTCTGATAACTTATTAGCATTATGCTTTTTAAGCAAAGTCTTAACATCAGCAGTCTTTCCATCCCTAGATTTTTCTGTTAATAGTTTTCTAACATCTTCTAAGGTAATAGTAGGTTTAACTTCTACTTTAGGCTCTTCTACCTTTGCCGTTTTAGTTTCCTTAATCATTTCACGAGCTTCAGTAGCTTCTTTAATGATATTAGCTAATACTGCATCTAACTTTTTTAAATCTTTAATCATGTTTATCTGTCCTTTCTTGAAGGCTCGTACTTTTCAAAACGACAATCTTAGCAAATAAAGAAATTAGATATAACAGCTCCTCAATAACCTCTATCTTTTGTGGTTCATTTTTACTTACTTTTTCCATATTGCATCCGCCTTTCTGTAGGTTCGAACCTTACACCTTTAAAAGGAAGTTGGAATTAGCAATTTGGAACCTTTGTTTAAAAATTTATTTTAAAATGTATTTAATCAAATAATCTCTTTCTTCATCAGTAGCATTTTGACCTACCTTTTTTAAGACATTATTAATTGTCTTTTCAATAGCTTTATGGCTTACACCATAAATGTCCCCTACTGCTTGAAGAGATAACCCATCTTTATATCTATAACGAACCTTATTGTATTGCTCATCAGTTGATACCTTACGAATAAGGGTCCATAATAGTTCTTTTGCTTCTTCAATTAAAGTAATTTCAAGTGGTGTATCATCAATATCAGTAGGTTCAAAATTATGATCTTCACGAAGAGAATCCAATGATACTAATGTTCCATTTTTACACTTGTTGCATAAACTACAATCGTTCATACAACGTTTATAACCACCTTTGCCATTTGGTATTAAACAACGCTTAGCTAGTTGTTCTCTTTTCCATTCAGCCCAGATTGGTCTTTTGTATAAAATATAATCATGACGGTCAACATAAATTTTTTTAATTACATTACCTTTATCATCTTTAAATTCAATATAATAATTTCTTTCAGCGGTCTTTTTACTTAATTCCGCCTCATTTAAGTCTTTAGAATGAAACTCCTCATCATTGCTTAATGTATTAGCTTCATTTTCATATTTCTTTATTTCATCTGTATAATCTTTATTAGACATTATGTAGCTCCTTCAATTTGAAGGCAGCTGCCATAATTCATGCTTAATACTTAGTTGTAGATACTGAACTATGGCAGTGCCAAAATCCAGCTACACTTCATCCACCTAAGTGAAAGCTTTATAAATTACCAATAAGATATGGATGGACAACTAAAAGAGTCTAGAATTTTTAGTTGTTTCTTATTGGTATAAGTAATTTAATTAATCCTCAGTATCGCATGATTCATCATCACTGTGGGTCTCATCATAACGTGCATCACGTATAATTTCTTCATCACGATAATTATTCCAATCTTCCTCTTCAGTAGAGAAAGATGATTTATTTTTCTTATCAATAAACATTTCAATTACCTCATTTCTCGATTAGTCTCATTACCAAAGACTAGATCAGTTCTTAAGCTATGTAATGAGTAATTCTTTCTGGCCAAGAAAGCATTAAAACTAGCTTACAACCTTATTAAATCACAAGCTTTTTTCGTTGTAAAAGTTACTAATGCAACCATATTGCATACCAAAAAATAAGTTTTTTTTATGTTTTAGAGCAATAAAAAAAGACTTTATTGTCTAATGTTTATATATTTCTATACAAACAATTTAATAAAGTCTTAATTATTAATATAAATATGCAATCTAATTGCACATATTTTTTTCTTTTTTCTTCTTACTTTGATGATTACTTGGTATCTTTTTAGAACAACCTAATTGTTTCAAAATTACATTACAAGAATCAATAGTTCCTTGATGGCAAGCCTGAAGAATAAAATTTAATGCAAAATAATCTGTATTATGAACTGCATCAATATTAAATCCAAATTTTGTTAATAAATCTTTAGAATAATTATAAGATAAATTCAAGCCAATACATAAAGCTACAACGTCGTATATATCTGGATGTGATTCATCATATTCACTAACATAATAGCCAATAGTTCTAAGACTAATTTTGCTTCTATCAGCAAGCTGACGCTGTGTCATATTTTTACGCTGTAAATGTGCTTTTATTGTAAGACCTGGAGTTGTTGGTAATGTTTTAAAAAATTCTTTCTCTTCATTTTGTTTTTTTAATAATTTATTTATTGAATCATTATCTAACTCTAGTTTATTTTGACTACTATAAGACATTTCAACATAATTAGAGATATTAACTGTTCTACATACAAAACAAAAACTATTAAACATTTTTTCTGATGGCTTCAAATTCTCATAATCAAAGATTAAACAACATTCATCCATATGATCTCTAGCATAATCTGTTAGATATGCTTTTCCATTTGTGAATTGACCTACATATTTTTTATCATTTATTACAAAAACATTCGATAGAAAAATAAAAATATTGTTTATTACTAAATTTCTTAAATCTTCATTATGTTCTATTAGTTTTGCTGCATTTTTTTCATCAATTACAAATGATTGATTCGCTTTAAGAACATTATCTTTAAAATAAAATGTATCTAAGGGTTTACCATTAATAAAGTTACTAATTCCTTTAGCTTGTGAATAACCTAGTTCAATTAATCTAATTTTTGCACAAGTTTTTGAGACACCAAAAAAATCACAAAATTGAATAATAGCCTTTTCAAATCTTGTGTTTTTAGAAAATATCTCAGTATCAGAATCGATATTAACATTCGATAAAAATTCATTAAATTTCTTTATTGCCATTTTCCTAGGCATTAAGATTTTAGGTGCTAATGTGTTTGCTTGCCATTCTAACCATTTTGCAACATTATTATAATTACAAGCTAAATCTAATATGTCTTCATTTTTACAGCTAATACAATTTAATGCTATATTGTTATTATTTAATGCATTAAAAAAATCTTTATGAAGCCACCAATGCACACACTCATGAATGATTGTAAAAGTTGAAGTATTTAAATCATTCATAAATGCATTATTCTTATTTATCAAAATAGTTCCAGCTTTAATCAAATTATTAGTGATAATCATATTTTTATCATAAATTTCTACTTTACTATCATAAAAATAAATTTTTCCAAATGTTGAATTATCTAATGGTGCATAAAATTCACATAAACCCAGTTTATTTAATAATTCATCAATAACAATTGGCGTAGGTGAAATGAGGGCTTTAGGATAATATTGCTCTAAAAATTTTGTAGCATACATTTCCATATCAAATAAGGATATGTTAGGAATTAATTTTAATGCAAGCTTTTTTATATCTAAATTCATTTCTTGCACCTCCACTTTAATTCGTTTTTGTCCCTTCCTTTATATGATACTTGATATTATTTTCATTACAAAATTGAATAACTGTATCAGCACATTTATTATAAAAATCTTTATGTTCTTTATATGCTGAAATTATTTTGTTATAATGCCACATCCCAAAAACAATATAATCAACAAATGAAATAGAATTTAATATTTGCATTAAATCTTGCTCTGCTATGTTTGGAGTGGGATAGGGTTCTATACTAACCCATGTTTTAAATCCTGCATCATGTGCTTTCTTTAAACTATCAATACGATCCTTATAATTTGCTGTATGAGGTTCGTATTTTTTTCTAAAATCTTCACTTAATGAAACTAATGTAATACCTAATTCATTATATTTAGCTGTTTTTAAAACTTCATCTGGAATTATTCCTTTTGTAAGTGTAACAGCTTTAATTTTATCTTTATTTAGTCTTTTAATTATTTTGATTGTTAATTTAGATACTTCTGGATATCCTTGCATAAATGGATCAGTAGTAAAAGATAACTGGACTGATTTAATGTCTTTTTTATATTTAGGAATTTCTTTATCTAATAATTCTAACGCATTAGATACAATTTTAGGCTTAAGCCAATCATTATATTCTTTTATAATTCCAAATCTTTTTTTTATGTTGAATGCATAACATGGATATAAACACCCATGAGAGCAACCTAATACATGGTTTATTGTATAATCACCATACTCAACATCTGTTTTGTAAAGTAGGGATTTTCTTTCAATAGAATCCATATTTACTTCCTCCTAATGTATATCTTTCTCCCTTTATCTTCATTCATAGCTGTACATACTTTTCCTGTTTTTGTTAAATTAGGATATCTTGTAACAACAATTTTATTTTCTTTTTCCATATTGTTCAATATTTTTCTTAACTCCGCTGGTCCTCTAACTAAACCAATGTTGGTTAAAAAGCGACAAATAAAAGGATCAATTCTTTCATTATCACTCGTAAGATTTTCAAGTAGCATTCTTTCAACATCATCATCTGATTTATAATCACCTTCAGTATCGGTTTCATCCTCAAAAAGACTTAATTGACCATTTCTACTTCTAATACTTGAATTTTTTATAGTTTTACACATATTGTCTGCCATCAAAATGCAACCATCTTCATGATTAGTTAAATAATATAATCTATATTTTGGAACTTTAACATTATCATTTGATTTAATGGGAACATTAAGTACATACTTGTATTTTTTGTTAAAATTTAACGCTATTCCCTTGGATAATTCAAATTCCGCTTCATTATCTGAAATTTCCTTATTTTTATATCTTTGAACAATAGAAATCCAAAAATCTCCACCAGAAATTTTATTTAATTCATCTCTATTAAGGTCATTGTTAGGATTATATTCAACTAGGTATTTATCAACACTTGGATCCAAAGTAAAATCAGCTTTTAAAACACGACATGCTTCTCTAAAAAATCCCCATGTATTAAAGTTTATAAGCATTTCTACACTTTTTGAAGCATTTAATTTAAAAGAATTAAATTTATCAACATCAATTGCCTTTATTCCGTATGGATCAACATAAAGAAAAACTGTACTTTCTTTATGAATACCAAGTATACCATCAATATTATCCTCGAATTTACCAGCAATAACTTCACTTTTAATTTTAGCATTTTCACATTGTTCTATATATGCCTTTACATTTTTGTTTAAATCAATATGGTGATTCAATTCAATAAAGTAAGAATATATTTGTGTACCAAAACGAGAATTCATTATTGCAGTATTTATACAATCTAAAGCAATAAGTGGTGAACCATCATTACCATCATCAAATTTTCCTTTTCCAGCAAAGCAGTCAACATAACAAATCGGGCTACCTTTCGCAATCAGTTTTTGAAAATATGGATGAAGATATTTTCCTAGTATTGTATCTTTAGCCACTGACCATTCTTTTTTAGTTTGAAAAAAGTTATCATTCTTTTGAGACATTTTAAAACCCCCATTTTTAATACAAATGATAATAGAAACTTATAAAACAATAATTATCATTTTCCATTGCCTCTAATGTGACAAAGTTTAAATTAATTTATGTATATAAAAACTATCACCTATTGTTAAGATTATACCATAAAATGGGATAAAGGTCTATATGTGATGATTAGGTCTATAATGTTATAAATTCAATATTCGATTTTTTTAAAAATAAAACCTACCACATTTAATAATCAAGCAGTAGGTATATCTTTTAATAAAAAATTCGAATTTTTACTCTATTTTTCCCTTTATCGTCACATTCAATGGCTTCAATATAAGCCTTAATATCTTCTAAATCTTTATTAGTATTTTCTAATATTTTATTTGCAATAGACTCAGATAATTCACCTAGTTCATTCCCACAATCATCTTGAACCAATAACCCTTCTACATCACTGTCTTCACTTAAAGTTACCTCTTCACCTTCACTGACATATTCTAGCATTTCTGACCTCTTGCGGTCTGATAATATATCTTTTTTAGATGTTTTAATAAGTGGGGCAACAAGGCTATTATTCTCATTTGGTATTTCATAAAAACCAACTAGAATTTTAATATCTTCATTTTTTTCATCTTTTCTAACTACATAAGCATCAATATAAAATTTATTATGTTTTAAGCATTTAATTATAATATCACGACAATCATTATTATACATTAATCCTATAACTTTATCATTTATTATTACTTCAACAGTATTTTCATCAAATTCATTTTTTTCATTTAATCTAAATTTAACAGGATAATTTAATTTGATTTCATCCATATTTTCAACAAAGCATAGTGTCTCTTTATAATGATATTTTAAATGATATATTTTATCATCTAGTTCAAGAGTTTCAGGACAAAAAGCAATTGTTTCAATTTTATTCGCGGTATCATTATTAATTGAAGGATATTGCTCATTAGTGTTAATATTTTTATCTATTGGATTAGTATTACGTTTTGATTTATTATAATTAACATGCCATGCAATAAAGACAATTTCCATAATAAAAAGAATAAAAAATATAAAAGAGCATATTGTTCCCAATGTTCCTTCAGATGGTGTAGCATACAAAACTATAATCAAAATAATCCCCATTATAATATGAACAATTGACTTATTTTTTAAATTTTCAAACCATTTTTTCAAAATATGCACTTCCTTAAGTTTTTTTATAATTATGATTTGCATGAATAGAAAGCTAATGCTTTTAAGAAATCTTTTTTAATTACTAAATTAATAGGCTGTTCTAATAAACTATAAGTATATGATAGACTTATTTTGTCATTTAAATTACTATAATATTTATAACTGGTACCAGTGTCTTTATTATAAGGAAGTCTATTATTCCTAATTAAATTAGCAGTATTTAAACAATAATCACTTGTATAGCCAATTTTATTAAGTTCCGATATTAGTTTTGATTTTAATATAAAAATACATTCTACATCAAAAAAATCTTTTTGAGAAATATTGCATAAATTTAATTCTTTTGATTTTGGATATATTAACATATAAACATTAGTTTCTAAAATGCCATTAAAAAGCCAGCCAGGTGTTATGAATCCTTTTTGTAATGAATCAATTTCAAACGCAAAAGTTGGTAAAGGATTTTTCATATAATATAGTTGTGCTTTTTCATCAATCTTAAATGTTCCAACTTTACCCTCATAAACAAATGAAATTTTGTAATCAATTCCTTTTAATTGCTCTTTCTTTGTATAAACTCTTTCGCCTTTGATACTTGAAAATCCCTTGCTTTGTAAAAAATTAAGAAAAATAGGGTAAATGTGATTATCAAGATATTTGGCTAATTCACTTTCAGCATGATGATCTTGAATTCTATTACTTTTCATTTTTTTCACTCACAATTTTTGCTATATAAGTTGAATTAAGCCAAAAGCATTGTTTTGTAAACACATTTTCTTTAAAATATTTATCTTGAACAGGTAATGGACCGACAGTATTCATATTTGCTCCATGAGGTCTCACATGACAAACTAAATTTTGACTCATTTTTGGAAAATTATTTTCTCTACCACCTTGTGGTGTCTTCTTCCCAGTCAAAATATTACCATGTTTTAAAACATCAACTGTTTTACACCATACTTTTTTAACATCCGTATCTAATAATTTTAATGGCATATTCCACAGTTTAATTTTATCAAAGGCATATATATCACTTTTATATGAAATTTCCTTAAAAACAATAAAAAGATATTTTTGATTTACAAATTGCTCTCTTAATTCTGAATTTTCCCAAGTTTGAGTGATGATATCACAAAAATCAAATGCTGGAAATGAAACAGATTCCTTAACTGAACCATTATATTGCATTCTAATGCAACGAACTGTAATGTTTGCTTTTTGAAATTCATCAGCCTCAGAAATTTTACCTTTAATGCCTAAAATTTTCTTAGCAATTAATTCATATTTATTTTTAACATTAGGGATATTAAACATAGGCATTAAATCTTTCTCTGATTTACCCTTATATGGTTTAAATCTGTCGGACAAAATTTCCTCAAATGATTTTTCTCTAAGCTCAGCTGCACTAGCAACACTTTCAAACATTATCGGTGCAACATACTTTCTAACAATAGATGTCATATATGATTGTTTTAAACAGTAAGCACGTTGCATAGCTAATTCTTTTGAAAAAGGTTGAACACGTTTTGATGAAGAATCTGCACCTTTAGGGCACGCACCTAAATACATTGTATCCCCTTCGCTCAACTCATGAGCTTTGCCTGCTTTTATTGCACTTATAATATAATTCCAATCTTGCTTTATAATTAATAAATCTTCTTCTGGATATTCAAACAACATAGCGTATCTTATTTTTAAATCATATTTAGAAACATCTTTTATATATTCATAGAACATAATATACAGATGAGCATTTTTATTCCAAAAAGCACTTGCCTCAAATGTTTTCTTATACTCTTCTTCATAATTAATTATATCAAGAACTAGTCTTTCTTTAGCAGAATAGTTATAAGATTTACCTTGCTTAATTTTCCTAAAAGGTGTTACTTTAAGTTCGATTCCTGCTTCCTTAAAATCTGGATTTGCATCATTATTAGCTGGATAATGGAATAAGTGCTCTTCAATAAAATTACCAAGTCCACCTTTTGAAGACTCGTTTATAATTGCATCATTAGCAATTTCTCTAAATGATTTACCTACAGCAGTTTGTCCAACTTTATCAATTTGTTCTGATGTTAAATATCTATTATCTACACTTTGCATAAAATACAACTCTTTTCTTAAACTTCGATCTTGCTAATTAACCAACAATTTGCTATAATAATTATAACACACGAGATTTACAAACACAATTCTCAATTATGTGTGGATTATTAGAAACGAGTGAGAAAATATGGAAAAAACAGCGATTGAGCTATTTGCAGGTGTAGGTGGCTTTAGAGTTGGTCTTAATCATGTTTATCTTATTGATGGCAAAACCATTGAACCAGGTAATTTTAAATTTGTATGGGCAAATCAGTGGGAGCCCTCAACAAAAATACAACATGCATTTGACTGCTATAAATTAAGATTTGGAGAACAAGACAAAAATAGTAATATAGATATATCATTAGTAAATAAGAAAGATATTCCTAACCATACATTATTATGTGGAGGTTTTCCTTGTCAAGATTACTCAGTAGCACATTCATTATCAAAAGAAAAAGGTATAGAAGGAAAAAAAGGTGTACTTTGGTGGCAAATTAGAGATATTTTAGCAGCAAAAAAAACACCATTTGTATTTCTTGAGAATGTTGATAGACTACCTAAGTCACCTTCCAAACAACGTGGTAGAGATTTTGGCATTATGTTAAGGTGCTTAGCTGATTTAAACTATACAGTAGAATGGAGAATCATTAATGCAGCTGAATATGGCTTACCTCAAAGACGTAGACGTATTTATATTTTTGCTTATAAAAATAATACAGAATTTGCAAAAAAAATTAGCAAAAAAAATGTGAATCAAATTTTTAATACCGATGGAATTTTTGCTAGAGCATTTCCAATTTATGATGTTAAATGTGCAAAATCTATAAATATTGTTGATAAGTACAATGATTTAGTAGATGTTTCAGATAATTTTCAATATGCATTTGAAAACACTGGATTAATGAGAAATGGAATTATTTATACTGTTAAGTCAACTCCAATTGTACAAGAACCAATAACACTTGAACAAATTACTGAAAATAATGTATCAGAAGATTTCTATTTATCTGAGGCACAAGAACTTAAATTTGAATATTTAAGAGGAAGCAAGAAAATACCAAGAATTGATGCAAATGGTCACGAATACTATTATTCTGAAGGTGCAATGTCTCCATACGATGACTTAAGTTTACCTGGCAGAACAATGCTTACAAGTGAAGGCACTATTAATCGTAGTACTCATATTATTAAAGACCCTATTACAAATAGAATGCGTTTTTTAACACCTATTGAATGTGAAAGACTTAATCAATTTCCAGATGATTGGACAAACTCTGGAATGCCAATAAAACGTAGATATTTTATGATGGGTAATGCATTAGTTTGCGGAATAGTATCACGACTTGGAAGAGAAATTGAAAATATAATTGAAAACGAAAAATAA